TGTTGCTCAGGTACTTAAAAAAAATATTTTATAATAGTGTTACGGAATTAAGGATATAATATATGTAGAACCTCCAATAATTGCCCCGGCAATATTTCGATACTTCCCACGTTGATAAATATTAGTAACACTGCTTTTCTTCTTAATGCATAATGCATCAGATACCGTATTTACAGAGACCTTACACACTTCCAGGCCTGATTCTGTAGTATTTACTTGTTCTATTACCTCATCAATTTTCTGGGTGATCGAATTCATTTCTTCTGCTTCCAGAATTTGATAATCTTCAAATTTTTTATTTAGTTTGTTGATTTGTGACATAAATGATGTAATTATTTTAATAGATTAATTCCCAATTTACCATCTCCTAACATCAAAAATTTATCAATACTTTCACCAGTCTTGGATTCATATTCTAAAACCATTCTTGCCTTGACTTTACTTATTTCCTCGTCTGTTAAATCTCTGTTATATATTTCAAGACAATAAAGAGCAGCAGAAACAAAGAACTGCTTAGATCTAGTGCAAAATATAGATAAATTATTATAAGAGCCTTGTTCTGTTCCTTTTGTAATAGAATGACTGTTATAGGTAGTACTAGTTTGTACTAAAAATTTGGCGTCGAAATAATTTTTAATATTAGTAGATACTCCAAAAGATTTTACGTTGATATTACCCTGATAAGCAGAGCCATAAAAATCTGAATATATTTTATCTCCATTGATCGCAAGTAGCCAACGATACTGAGGGTCGGTTAGTGGTGTGATTAATTCTCTAATAGATACTATTGTGTACCCCGTATCTTTGTTTAATATTGGAAAATTATCACAGAATCCACAATCATCGATTCCATCTGACACTAACGCTCCTTTATAATCAGGTATTGTTTTAAAAAGAATGAAATCATTATATTTAACCTTTTCTGATACAATGGTAAAATATGCATAAGAAGTTTCTGTATAAGAAATGTGAATTGAATTTATTCCGTTTTGCAATTTGATTTTAAATCCTTGTTGCTCTATGGTTCTGTTATATGGCACAATATAAACTGGATTGTCATCGTTTATACCTTCACAATACAACTTCATTTGAATATTCCCACCAGTTCCAATGAATACCCCATATCCCAAATTATTGTTGTTGTCAATCAACAAAGGTTTGTATTCAAATGAATATGACGTAACATTTCTTGCAACGCCTTTATTAACACCTTGTGATATAAGGGAGGAAGATGTGTAATCTATATGATAAGCACCATAACCACTGTTTTTAGAAAACGCAAAATTATCAAGTTGAATATCATGCCCATTACCTGATAAATCTTTCAAAACGTCTCTATCCTCATCCTCATTGGTCTTGTCATAGCAAGCATAACGCGCAATCAGAGAGTTCGATAATGTATTGCCAGCATTCAGCAACAGTCTTCTACGAAACAGACTCATATTAAACCCCTCCTATAACACCTTTATTCAATACAATAGACACCTGGTAAGTTTTGTTTGGCATGATTTCTTTACCTCCGATCCATTTAATCGAATCAGGAACATTCAAAACAGTTGGTGTATCCCCGCTACTAAACTGGAACATGTATTCATTATAAATTCCTGGAATTTCAGCTGCAAGGGTGATTGTTAATGATGTGCATTCTCCAAAAATATAGAATGTATTAGGGCGAAGCTCCTTTTCCGGAGTAGCACCTATGACATTCTCTGTATTGATTTCTTGCTTCGTTTTATTAACACCCGCAATTACCTCATTCATTTTTGTGATAATGCTGTTCATTTCAACTGCTTTCAAAATCTGTTCTGATTCAAAAGTCTTGTCAATCAGTTCAATACTCATTGCTTTTATGATTTAATTGCATCTTTAATTTCATCTATAATATTCAAAAAATCATTTATAAAATCAACGGTCTTATCAGTTAAGGGGAACCCAGACATAGAAATATTACCATGATCATAAGTCATATTTCCCACGCTTGTATATCCTTCCTCAGCTCCGCTGGTAATTTTTTCCGCTACAGAAATTGTAACACCTAACAAATTTTTTTCACCATTCATTTCATTGTAAAGATAGCTGATGCCATATAATGCATTTTCTGTTTGTTTTTGTGCTTCAATCGTACTGGACGATTGGATTATCGTCATTTTGTTCATAGTAAAAATTAAATTTATGCGTTTATTGGATATAGAGATTGTTGTTTATCTCCATAATTATTATTCTCTCCAACTAAAATGCCATCAATAAAATGATATGTGGTGCCTCCCACCACAATAGATTTTGTCAATCCTTTATAATAGTTAGCTCCATTTTTAATCTCGATGCCCTTGCATCCTATAGCCATAGATTTTCCATTATTATATTCTGACCCGACAGTATCAGCTCTATTAGATCCACACCGAACAAACTTTGCGGTAAATACTCCTGAAGTAGCTTCTTCTGCTGGTCGCTCAAAATGGATTCGATCATTGGATACATAACAAGACCTATTGCCCACAGGGCCACTATCATTAGGGTTCTGATAAGTGGATGATACTGAAATATATTTCCACTGTGGATTTGCAGATATGCAAAACCCTTTATTATAAAACGCCCCAACACCAGTAGCTGCATCGATAAACGCGCCGATTTGGGAAAAATCGTCTGTTTTGGTTCCTACGTTATCAATAAGAATGCTACCTGTATTTAACTTAGGTATGTCGCCACTGCCATCAAACACAGCGATAGGCTGTCCTTTATTGTTTTTTATAAAGAATTTATCAGCTGTTACATTGATTTGCCTGTTGGTAATATCAATTCCTGTGGCATGTAAACCATCGTTTAAGTTATCTACTTTTAATGATATACTATTAGATGTTTGCTTAATGCTGCTTATTTCGCTACGTTGCTCCGACAGACGCTTTTGCCAACTCACAGATTTATTAGCCTGTACAAGCATTGGTTCTGATAACCACCATGTACATGTAGATAAAGCTCCCATAATCAATGCTGTAGAGGTAGCTTCTATGTTTTCAAAAATGATATATGTCCAAGCCGTTCCTATATCGTATGTCTTGATATTTTTAGATTCACCACACAACCTAATGGTGAGTTTAACACTTCTATCTGCTTTCGCCCAACACGAAAATGATACAGCACCGTTTTTTACCGCTGTGTATTGGAATACTCTTGTTTTATCCAAATTAGAGTCTGATGCAGTAGATTGTGTAATTTTCAGCGTTGGTATTTCGTCCACATGAGTATTGCTACTATCGACAGATATAGACAAACCGCTAAAAGACCATCCAGCTGTTCCACTGGAAAAATCAGAATTGCTAATGCAATTATCTCCACCAATAGTCACATTACCGATTTCTTTTTGTACCGTTAAACTGATGCTGTCTGATGTTTGCTTGATTGCAGTGAACAATACTTCATTATCCCATTTTGATGGATACCAAGGCATTGGTTCTGATATACTGCTATTAGTAACATCATAAGCTCTTACCTCAGATATTGTAATTTTACCTCCTGCTACATAATCTATACGGATTTGCGCCGGCCCATCACCAGTAAGTGTCGGAGCTGTATTAGTGTTTCGGTAGATCACATACTCCTTATTTGCCGAGACAACTGTGGAAGCAGTAAGTCCATTGTACGCCCACCCGCCAACATTGGATGTCTGTAAGCATATTCTGGACGAAGATGTAAATGCGCATCCATCGAACTTTACTTTAAAAGCCGCTCCGTATTTTTTTCCAGACAAGGCACGGTTAATGACCCAGTTATTAAGGATCACTTGGTTTGCTTTGTTTTCTCCTGTCACTACAATGGCGCTTTGGGTATTGGTGATGTAGTTTAACCCGCCGCCGGATATTTCTTTCTTTACAGTTAAAGTTATCTGATCGGGCAGTTGTGCTATATCTGAGGAATTCTTCTCAATTTTGGCTTTCAGATCTTCAGGTGATGGTGACCAATCGGTGGCCTTTGTACCCTCTTCCAATTTAATCTGGGTCAGGCTTAGTAGCACATTGGCTTCAGCGATGTTAATGGTCAGGCTACCGGCATTCTTGGCCACATACGTCACCGTATATCGCTTCCATTCCGTTGTCACCGCGAAACTGTTCAAATTATACGCTTCTCCGGCTTTGATGGTTACCGCTTTTGCAGCCTTGGCGTAAAAGGACAAGGAATATGTCTTGCCCACCTCATGCCATAGTCCGGTATAAAAAGGGGCTTGGCTAATTCGATTGCCTGCAATATCTCCAACGCCTGCATGTTTGAATTCAAGATACGTGCCGTAAACTGAGTCTGTTTTGACTTGTGCAGTCGTTTGATTCAGATTCCAACCGGTAGTCCCTTGGGCAAAGTCGGAGTTTTTCACAATGTTTCTGCCACTCACCTGAATACCATCCACCGCACCGTCTACAATAGCCTGTACGGTCTTTCCCCCTACAGACAGGTGCAGACCGTCCGGATCATAGAGTTTGCCGTCAGCTGTCAGCGTAAGCCCGCTTTTGGTGTGCTTGATGTAGCCGTTGGTCATTTCCCAACCAGACGACTTATTGGTGTCGCCTACAAACAGACGTGCGGCTCCCAGTACGTCGATATAGCCTTTGTTGGCCAGCAGAACCGAGGTGGCTACATTAATAAACTCGTTGAACGGTTCCCATTTGGAAGAGTCAAAGGATACAGTTGAAATATGTGTTGTCTTTACGATATATACCGAACTGTTATAAATGACCACATCACGGTACTGATCGTTGTAAACATATTGTGTCTGGGAGGTCCATGTTCCGCGCGGACGAAGCATACAACCTTGCTTTCCGTCATCTCCGGGTTCTCCAGGATCTCCGGTATCGCCTTTTTTCTGTTTGACTATGGTTACTCGCTTAGTGATGGAGGCTTTTCCGTCTACCGAACAAATAATCTCCACATACGCACTGTCAGCGGTCATGGTATTGATATAGAACTTCTCATTGCTTCCTGACATCTGAACTGCCGTACACCCGGATATTGTGCCGAACTTCCAGGCGCACATTCCAGTTGTTGATACAGCACTGGAATAGCGCATGGTGAGCTTTGTTGCCCCCTTATAAGCGGAGAGGGCAAACAACGCCTTCCCCGTAGGACCTAGCTCACCACTCAACGCATTGCCAGATGGGTCACAAGCAACTGCATGAGTATCATGATCTAAGACAACACTGTACGCGTCATCTCCATCCTTATAGTTCCAGATAGTTATTTGACCTCTCGCAATTATTTCCATAGTTATTTAATTTTATCACGATCTACTTCGCCACGGTCTAACGCCAAATAAGCAGCGGCTGCTGCTCCTTTTGAAACATCACAAACAAAAGTTGCTTTTTGGTCGATGTCAGTGGCGGGAACCGTAATTTTCTTGCCTGTTTTACTTCCTGTTGTATTCCAATCTTCATCCGCAGTTCCAGTCTTGTCGTGCTTATACCAAGTATAGGTATATCCGGTACCCTCCTTGTCAATTTCTACACCGGCACGCCACAGTTCGGCGGTCAGTTCCGTGTTGCCCTGTCCATTTACGATCTTATCTCCGGTACTGCTGGAAATATGTACCTGAATCGGATCTGAAGCATCGCGGAAAGATGCGTATGCAATGAATGTTTTGTTGTGTGTAGCGCTTCCGGAATCGGTGTCGGTAATGGTAACGCGCACATTCAAGAAGTTTAGAACCGCATCTTTAGTAAGCGTTAGAGTTTTGGTGGTAGCTCCTGAGAAACCACCGGCGTTGGTGATTGTAGTCCATGAACCACTGGATTCCTGCTTTTCCCATTTATAAGTGACATTCGTCGTATCCTCCTGACCGCCGCGCAAGAAATAAGCTACAGCCTGCAAGGACTCCGGAGTATCATTGATAAAGTCCATACCCTGTGGCTGCTGCACGGTCAGAACTGGGGATGCGGTACCGGTTTCTACCTTGTTCAGGGTAATCACAGCCTTTACCGGGGTGGTCAATCCGCTTTCCGGGTCGGTGTAAGTTCCCTCAAACTGCACATTGTAACTGGTGGCTGCCATCATGTTCTGCTTGATGGTCAAAGCGTATGGAGCAGATGTAGCTGCAGTTCCGCCCACTTCTGATACCGGCTTTCCGTTCACCGTCCACTTTGGGCTGGTAACACGACTGATCACGCTGCTGGTGGTTCCTGCCACAAACACTTCCGGGGTGATTACCAGAAACGATCCGGTACTCCAATCCGGAGCGTACACTTTAGTGTCTTTGTTATAAAGCTGAGTTAAGCCGACGTTAGTTGTCAGCATACTGTTAATCGCTACTGCATCGTTAAGATCGACGATGGTAATTTGTCCTCTTGCAATTGTTGCCATTTTGTTATTCCTTATTTTAAATAGTTATTATACAATCGAAATTTGATTTTCCTTCAACATCATCAGGGGTAATAGTTATCCTTGATCCTACACCTTGATGCACTTTGTTCCATACAGCATCTGCTTCAGCGTTTTTGCTGGTACGTGTCCAACTAAAACGTCCTGATGGTAAATCAGCTGTAATGTCTATATCTCCTTTTTTGATGATAGCATATAATTCAGTTTGGCCTTTTCCGTTTTGGAAAAATAGTCCATTGGTACTATAAATGTCTACTGTAATTGCATCTTTCCCTTCACTAACCGTCTGCATCCAGTCATTAGATGTAACAGATGGCTCTTCTTCTGTATAGGTTTCTGCAATGCATAACCAAGTAGCTCCTAGATGAGTCACTTCATCATTGGGGTAATATGTTCCAGGTTTCCATTCACCTTTCCATGCAGGAATTGGGGTTTCTGTTACACCGTCTCCACTAACCTGTTTGATAGTGCCAATTATCTTTAATTTTCCATTTGTATCCCAAGTAATATTACCAGCAGATAATGATCCTGATCCATCAGACTCTAACCTCCATTGATACCCTCTAATACCGGTAACACCAATAGTAATACTATCCGCGCTATCGGTAAACCCAGAATGTTGTTCTTTTCCAGTGAAAATAGCTTGATCGTTAATCTCCCAACATCCAATTTTACCGCGTTGTGAATATATCGTTCCCGAAAACTCGGCGCTTCCGTCAGCATGAAATTGCACATTACCTTGTGAAAACTCGGCGCTTCCGTCAGCCTTTATTTTCCAGAAAACAGTATCTTGATATTGTGATAGAATTTCCCCCTTCGATAAAATTTGTAGCCTACCATCAGGACTAAACATTCCCTCTGGATTGATGGTCCATCCACTAATTTCACCTCCATTTTCATCTAGCTTGAAAATTGTTTTTCCCTCTAGATATCCATATAATCCTGTTCCATTAGTGTCATTGGGGCCTATATAAGTACCAGTTAACACAGAATTTCCAGATTCAAGAATCTCTTTCTTGCCAACAAAAATTTTGGGGCTAATAAAATAGTCACCGCTAATTTCTGTTTTATTTGAATTCCAATCCTGAATCCAGTCCAGCATAGTGGACTCTCTTATAACTGAAAACATAAACCTTGTGGTTATGTTGTCGTTGGTAGAAGTAGAAATCTGCAACTCGATATACCCACTCGCAATATCATGTGGAATTGATGTAATGAAAAGATCGAAGGTCTCTTCATTTACCTTTGTCAACTTTGTTGTAATTCCTGGGGAACTAGAAGACAAAACCGAAACATTGATTTTTAATGCTCGCTGACCACTAATAACAGTGATTCTGGTGCTTGCATTAGATAAATTAGGATTATTACCATCAAAATCTGCCGGAATTATACAAGATTCCGGAGACAGGCATATTGAAAAGCCACTATTGACCGGAACTAATTCAATATTACCAGATATGATGGGATTCTTTGTTGTCTTCATTGTTTATAAATAGCCTATATAACTTTTAAAGTTGTCCGATTGTATGTATAAAATATGTTAAACGTTATTCTTTTAAGTACACCAAACAATTATATGTTACTCTAGTATCCAAAATTTCATCAACAACAACAAATGACTGAGATGTCGGTGGGGACTCCCATGATTCGTCCTCGCTTCCATCAACAATCTTTGTCCAATAGAACTCAAACATGCTTTCGTAATTGTCTTCTGATATTACTTTGCCGTTATAAGAAACTATTGCCTCTAAACGTGTAGCACATTTTCCATCTACAAAAAATTGTCCTGCACTAGATTTAATAGATACTTGATATCCTTTTAAATATTCTTTTTTGATATGAATAGTATCTGAATATTTAATTTGGTTAATTGTTACGGTACACTGAAGTGTAAAAGAGTTTGAATCGTCCCAGTATTCTCCAGTTGGAAGTATTTGAATCTGTTTTTGTGATTCATTTTGTAAAACATTATAAATTCCTGACGAATTAATATACCCCCATTCTATTTTCGTGGCTTCTGCAATATCAAAACCATTAGATTGTAACGTAATAAGTAATTGATCAGGAGTGTATGTGCTTTCCCCGGTAATATCATTAGTCACTACGTCAAACTGAGAATTTCCGCTTAAATTAATGTTTTTAGGCTTGATCATCTCTTGCGACTCGGAATCAATGTTGTCCCAGCCCAATTTTACGCCTGGACCAAATGTCACATCACCACTGGAACTCCATCTAATATTTTCGTTAGCTAAATGCCCACTTCCATCTTGTTTGATTACAAAAGAGTTGTTTCTACTGCCAATACTTCCGTCTCCATCAAAATTTAATTTTAATAGAGGGTTTTGCATAGTACCTCCAATTCCTCCTCTACAGAACCAGGCACCATATTCGCCAGAGTTAAGGATAACATCATCGGTTGCTTGGTATTGTGTAGTGACATTTCCTTTTTCTAGCTGAGGCGCAACATAAAAAATATCATTAGACGTGTCTTTTCCTGTATTGTCTGATATTTCATCAAAAACAGTTTTATGCGTGAAATGCAATCCGGCCGAGAAGGTTTTGTTGGGAATCTTGAATGTAGCGCTGTATCGTTGCCATACGAATAAATCTTCTGGTTCAAATTCAAATACCCCGACAACAATATCATCCAAAAACAATGTATGCGTACCTGTATTTTTAGGGTATAACCACATCGAAACAGTGTATGTTTCACCAATATGATTTACGCCCCACTCAGAAGATTGTGCGTAGCAAGTTACAGAATCAGGTAATCGATAAACATTACCTAGTCCTACGGGATTGATTACTTCTTCTGTGTTTAATAGCAATGGCGACCATTGTACGCTAATTGAATTGGTAAATTCATTACGAACAATCTTTCCAGCGTAAAATGTTCCTCCAAAACCATTCTCATCCCCAGCAGTAAGAGTTCCAGATACATGTGCTCCTTGTGTGGCATATAATTTATGCAAATAACTTCCATATCCTTTCAATCTTCCAAATACAGGATCTGAAACCCCATCCAACTTACCGATCCTCGCTTGACTTCCAGACGAAAAATCTTCTACACTAGATTGTAAAATAATATTAAAATCTGCTATCCACACTTCATCACCTTCATTGCATTCACTTCCTAAATCTAACGTCACTGAGCGCAAATGCCTGCCTGACCAATCGACTCCAATAATATGGGTTTTATATTGCCATTCTGTAGATACTTCTATCAAATCATTACCGTCAATACGAGAGCCATCCTGGTACCCCAAAGTAACAGTTCCAGATAAATTCTTGGTAGCTTTAATTTTATATGAAACTATAACCCGATTAGGGTTTTGAATATATTGATAGAAATCTTGTATAAGACCGGCCTTTTGATTATTAGAAGTGAATGTCAAATGACATACACGTTTGTTGTATTCATATTCTTTATTATATTCTCCAACAACATTTCCAAAAGTAACATATTGCTTGCTAGAATCAAAGTTGCCAGATAATGACATAGACTCAGGCCAACATAAACTGGAATTTTTGCCGATTCCATCGATAAGGTCCATATAAGGTGCAAAAGAATCTGAAGCAGTGAAGTACAATAGCCCCAGCCTTTCTTCATCAAACAAATTGGTGATGCGGGCAAAATCCATTATTTCTCCAGATACAATAGGGTCGCCTGCTAGCAGATACCCCTGGAAGAAATTTTGTTCTTTTTCTTCTTCGTCTACTAGAATTGTATTTACCCCTGTCTTGGTGACAAGCATTAGAGAATATATAGTGTTTTTACCGTCAAAATATTGTCTTCTTACAATATCTCCAACAGCTAATCCTTGGACCTTATTGGAATTTGGGTCTAATGAAATCTGATATTTTTTACATTTAATTAATGCCATATTTTTTAATTTAATTCTTCAACCAAATCTCCTGAACATGAATTAGAAATAAACCAAGATCCATTAACCACTGATTGTTTTTGCACCTCTAATTCATATACCTTCATTTTTTTACGTACAACTAATCCATCGAAATGAGCCTCTACACCTCCCAATGCTTCGTTTTTAACTATACCAAACCCATATCCTAAAAAACCAGGGGAGAATGATCTAGAAGTCAAATCTCCGTCAAAATATGAATTTCCACTATATCTAATACCATCACTCAAACCTTCTAAAAACAACCCATCGTTAAAGAAAAATGCATTTTCAATAATACGTGTCTTGTATTTATTGCTAGAAATTTGAAGTTCAGATATATGCAACGGTTGGTCAAATGATATTACATCTGTTGTACTATGATATTTAATAGCCGTTGCAGTATTGGATGGGGTAAATAATGTTGTTATTTCATCTATTGACATAGATATTTTATGCTCTGACAAATGTTCAGTAGACGCTGGAAAGTCGAATACTAAATCTTTGTTTTGAGAATATAACGAAATACCGTCTTGCCCAATACGTATGCGCTTTAAAAATTCAACGCCACAATTATCAGATGCTGTGTAATATGTTCTCAGCACTGTTGGACCGGCATTTGCACAGCCTGCAGATAATGAATTGGGGAAATTTCCATCGCCATTCTGAGACACTATTTTATATTGTTTGCTGTAATTATAAATGTCAGATTTTAACACAATTGCCTGTGTCAAACTATCTCCATCAGCCCCACCAAGATGAAGTATAGAGCCAGGAGCAGATAAACACACATAATCATTTTCTCCTGTATATTTTTTTAAAACGTATTTGTCTCCGCTTTTTATTCCAAAATTTGGAGTTATAACAAGGTCTGTGTATAAGTTAATAAACTGTGAATTATCAGAAACCACAGTTCCTAATAGTTTATTATCATTATATCTAAAATCAAATCCATTTAAAGCATATAGAACGCCATTAATGGTAATGTTTTTATCAACAATTGTGTTACCATACACGTGCGCGTCTTGCATATCCCAATTAACTGTAGCAAGATTAGCATTGCCTTTATGATACACCAAATTATCTGATACATACACTCCATCTTTAGTGATTTTGGATTGTCCTAGAGTAAAATAATAATCACTTCCCAGTACAACATTACCTAGTATGTTGAGTTGGTTACCATTATTCGACATCTCTATTTGATCTCCAAACAAAAGCTTGGAATCCTTTATCTGAAAATATTCTCCAGAAAACACTGTACGTCCAGATAATGTAATTTGACTGGAGCTAGTACTCAACATAGTTTTCCCATCTGCCCCGGCCACAAAGCCATATTTAGCCTCTAAGTTACCTTGCATGGAGTCTCCGGAACGGCGCAAATATATACCACCACCTTCTCCACCTTCGCCTCCTCCGGAACCATTTAACGCAAATTGCACTGCAGTGGACATTAAATAGGCAGAATTTTTCAATAAAATATCTGAATAATTTTTTAATCCATCTGCAATAGCATTAGAATCTATTTGTCCATCTTCAGTCAAAGGTGGGGAAGTGGTGTAATCTGGAGGTGTCACTTCGTTAGCTGACACCATTCCGTCATAATATTTTAAGTATAAAGCATATAGAGCTTTGTCTTTTTTAAGTTCTTCTTCGTTAAAATTCAATGATGCTTCTGCCATTATTTTTGCAACTTGACTTTTTTAGTTAAGAATCCACTATGAGAAGTTTTGAATGCTTCAATTTTTGCTTTCAAAGAAATGAATGATGCTACATTTATCGGTGGTTGTGGTCCTAGCTGGGTAGTTGTAGTGATTTGTCCAATATACCCCAGCATTTCAGATAATATATTTGCCAATTCGACACCTAATACACCATCATCCACATTGGAGGTGTCACCCAAATAAACTGCATCGTCATTCACAACCACCTTTTTCCCATGTACTATCTCAACCTGATTATCATCTAGTACCACAGAACTACTGTCATGTTGTAATAACGCATGCTCTGGGGTAATCTCCAGGTTTGTGGATGCGTTATCAGAATCCATATAAATACGGTCTGGAGCAACCTCTATTTTTGCGGTATGGTCTGAATTTTTGACATAGGTGTTAGCTGATTCTTTAGTGTATTCTGTAGTTGCTGAAGAATCAGTAGGTGATAGTTCGTCTATATCTGGAGATTCTGGATCATCCGGGTTGTATTCTTCTAATTCAACTACCCCGACTTTAGTGTGGTCATGAGATATTAATTGTAATACATCTACATGAGATGTCATAATTACATATTCAGTTTGAGAACCAACATCTTTGGTGATAATAACTTCAGAATATAGCTTGGGAACTACTAATAAGCCGGACATATTGTTTTGAATGGCAGTAAGCAACACGCCTATATGATACCCATTATCCGGATTTGAAGAATCAGTGTCTACAAATTCTTGTACATCAATTGTACCAGCCAAATCTCCTTCGGTGTGTATTTTAGCGACATATCCAGATATTTTTTCTGTACCATTAATTGTTCCTTTGTTTTTATTTTGGATGCCATGCAAAGCTATTTTTTGAATGGCATCCCTGATAGTCTGATGAGAATTAATGTTATTTTTGTTCATCTTCTTTAAGCTTTGAAATCAGATAAGGTAGTTTTAAAGTTTGTCTAAATCCGGATGAACCAAATTTTGTAACAACTTCGTCCACAAAATAATAGCCATTTTTTTGTGGATATTGGTTGTCAATCAACAAAACTTTGTTGGCAGTACGTATTTTTAAATCCCCAAAGATTTCCAACGAACCCTCTACACCATTCATATTATAACTTTCATAATATTTCTTAGCCTCTTCTTTTAGCTCATCAATTGTGGCTCCGATCTTTCTGGACATATAAGGGATAATGGTATAACGATCTAAATTCACTTTATTAGTAGATGAGCGTTTGGCTTTCATTGCTTTCTTTGTAAGTCCGCTTTCATTAATGAATTGCCATCTATCGGATGATTTAGCTGGGTATTCTGGGTTCTCGCGTAAAGTAATACGGTAAAATTTCCCCTTATTATCCATTGCTTGCGCCTCTATTGCTAAAAATTTCTTATCAGTGCTTTCAAAATTGAGGTTGTTTTTAGACACATGGTAATCAAAATTAATAGTAATTGTACCACCCTCTCCAGGCTGAAATATTGAATCTTTACTGATGTTTGAAAAATACGATCTCCCAACTCTAATATATGCTTTATTGTTTTGCTGAGTTTCGTATGCATATATTCCAAATTTTGCCCATGTAGTCAAAACATCAGCCACAGTTAAATCATCAGTAAATCCAATTTTACCCAAATTGATAGACACTTTTTCGCTATCGGGGTGCAATTGTAACCCCGTCCCTTTCAGCAGTTTATATCTGCCTTTATCACTCAGAACATCGTTCACAGTTATATCTTTGCCACTAGGGACATAGGGACATGTTTTTTTACTTAGTTTAGATGCCAGTCCTTCACATTTGATTTCAATAGGAGATTCAATGCTACATTTTGCAATATACCCATCAAACATTTTAGTTAAATGTTTATTGTATTCGGCACGCATTTCTGTATCATTGAATATCGATTTCCCATATTGATTGGGTTTGGTGAGGGCTGCGATTTTAGGATCATTAGTATATCCAAGTTTAATCGATATACGATTCCCAACTTTAAAGTCAGAAGGCTTTGATAAAGACGCTGAGCTTTTTGCTATAATCAAGTCACCTTTATCAGTATTGTCTGAAGATATAGATGAGGCGGCGTCTTTAACATTGTTGGTTGTTATAGTTTTCCGTAATACGCTTCCACGAGGGAAACGTATTACGGCGCTACTGATCAATTTTTTATATGATTCAGAAATCTCTATATCTGAAACTTCAGTCAGCATAAACATTGTATCTGGCTGTTTCATAATATCTTCTGGGTCTTCTTCCCATATTTGTATAAGACAAATCAAAATATAGAATTCTGAAGGTTGATTCTGTTCCATTATATTTTACCAATTGTATTATCTAATCCTGCACTAATACCGGCTCCAACAGCATTGCCGAAAATATCAGTTAATGAATTCTCTGCCATTTGTTTTAATTTATTTCCCAAAATCATTACAAATGTTTCTTCTTCTGGACTAGCTGAAATAATTTGATTTATTGATGAAATGGTATCATCGGTAACCATAACTTGTTCATCTGGCTCTACAGCAACACATGACAATGAATATGGCTGCATATTTTTACATGTCGATTTGCTAAGACTGAAATCCGTGATAATTATTTGCTTGACATTAAACTGGTCGAACAAATAATGATTGACTTTTATTAGACCAGAGTACTGTGCGATTTGAATGAATTTTTTTACCTCACTAGTTGGATAGATGTCTATATCATTGCCTACTATATTTCCGGTAATTGTAAATTTAAGGTCTCCACCGGCAATCAACTCTTTACGCGTATAATCTCGACCCTGAACTGGAGTAAACACAATGTTTTTGGCTGTATTAGCAGATACAGTTGCAGTAGGATCAAAAAAACAATATGTGGTTGTATTGATAGTTTTTACATCTGTAACCCTGCCGTTAGTCACAGTATTGATTTCCATTTTATGTTGTTCCTCTGAATCATAATATAACATTAATGCTTCTGGAACTTTTTCTCCATAACGATCTATGGCAATAATTTCATATCCTTCTGGAGTCGTAACGGTGCCATAATCTTTATTGGCAATCTCTTGGTTTTTGATTAATTCCTTATTGGCTAAATCGCGTTGCAAAAGCACTGTTTCACGCTTTTTGTTGGCGATCATACGCTTAACGACAGGAGCAACCATTTGTATTTGTTCCCAAGCGTGATGCATAATTTCACGCTTGGCTGCAAAAACAAATACATTGTTATACATTTTATTTCCTCGATATTCAATCGTCCTGTCTTGTTTGCCAAATTGAATACCAACTGTTGGCAAACAAGACATTCCAGGGCCTAAAGAAGAGAATCTTAACCCATACCATATATTACTCATTATCCGTGATAGCTTTGATCAAAATCATGTACTACATCTATTAGAGCCTGAGACAGCTGAGATTTAATATTGTCAATCACAGCTTCATTGTCTTTATTGCTCAAATCAATTGATTCCACGTTCATTAAATTTTCTATCCTTACAATCACCTGTTTTGGAGCTGGGGAAGTGGATTTATAAGGGGAAGAATAAGATGATGAACGTATTTGAGGGGTTGAACTATTTTCTGAAGAACCCGCGTTCTGTAATACAGACTGATTATGTATAGAGTCTTGTAGAGCTTTATTGCTCAAAGGATTTCCTGTTCCATCAGACGGGTACCACATAGGGAACATAGAAGGGGATCGTAATTCGAACTTATAGGCTTTATTTTTATAATAAGTAGTGCTGCCAATCTTAGGATCATTTGAAGCGGTATTTCCCGCATCCCAAGCTGGATGGCTGATAAATGGGGATATGTAAGACTGAATTGAAGGAGAAAGGCTTCCAAATAATTTAATCAGTTCATCTCTAAACAACTGAAATGTTTGTTTTGCTTCATCAGCCGCATATTCTCTACCTTCTATTTTAGTAGCATGCCATTGATTATCATAAAATCCCATTTTGCGCATAAACGCCGGACTACCAAAAGCTCCATTTTCAGGATTCAAAATTCCAACTCCCGACAAATACGCAAATTTAGATAGGGTTTCTGTTTTAACATAACCGATACTATCAATTTCTTTAAGCATGTTTTTATATGCTTCAATGATTTTATAGAATGGGGATTCTTTACTGTTAAAGTGTTCATCAACAGCCTGTTGTAAACCCATTACATAATGATAGTTCTTCTTTACGTCGTTGTCAGAAACGTATGCTAAATTTTCTTTGGTCCATCGTTCAGATCCAGATAAAATCTCTCTATGAGAAAGACGCGAATTCAAATCTCGTTGTATGGCTAATATATCGTTTAAAGACCCTGCGCGTAAAAATCTTTGCTCATACTCTTGTATGATCTGATATGCTTCCGTACCTTTATCTGTATTTCTACCTTTAGCTGTCATCAAATTTGCAATCGCATATTGTGCAGCTAAATCATCGGTATTAAACCAGTTTGCTACGGTGTGTCGACGTGCGGTCTCTTTAAAATTAACGCCGTTTACCAACCATTTATCTTGATTGTAAGCCCCATTCAATAATTCCTTAGATCTGCCATTAAACAGATTAGATACAGCTTGCAAAGGACTATTTAAAATATCCCCAATACCCTTACTGGCCTTAATAATCTTACCATAATTTTCTGGATCTACATCTTTAAACAAGACGTCTGGTTTTGATTGTGATGCACTAGCTTCTAGTCCAGCTCTTTCGCGCAATAACTGTATATGTTTAGACAGTTCTTGATTAACATTAAGCTGCTTATTGTAAATAATCTGGTAGTACTTGTCTGCATCACTGGCCATGTCTGAATAATCAATACCATTGATTTTTTTTGTAGAATCAATATATTGATATAAGCTCTCTGTGGACGCGTCAATTTCGGTTTTAGTGTTATATAATGCCTTAGCGATACCAGCAATAGCCGCTCCAGCTAATAGCCAACCTCCAAAAGCCCCCGATAAAACACTGGCGGCTCCAAATTTTGAAGCTAACAATCCACTTCCTAAAGTACTGATTCCACCTCCAATCAAAGATCCGGCAAAACTTCCCAGACCACTGCCTCCTGTAAGTTCTGACCCTATAATTCCACCGGCAATACTTCCTGCTGCTCCAAGAACCCCAACGCCAATTCTTCCAGCTATCAAATGATTATTGTATCTTGCGTTATATCTTTGCATTAGAGCGCTATCAGGGGAAGTGTCGTATCTCCTGCTTTTATTCGCTGCAGCAAGAATAGAATTATTAAAACCTGATTTTCCTGGGGCACCGTAAAATGGAGCCAGATTAAATACGCTAGACAAGTATGTTTTGAGTGTACCCATAGCAGCGAGATTGTTGATGCCCGCTATTGTTTTATAAGTGGCTCGTAACCCTAATGCCAATCTGGTAACCCACATCACCATTGTGGACAACCCTTTAACAACTCGTCCTGTTGCCAAAAAAGGCAATGTCGCTATCTGAAATTTAATCCAAAGATCTACAACCGGCTTGAATTTCTGATATACTCCGACTACAGTAAGAGCTATTTCTTTTAATGTTTTCAATAAATCAATTAGCGTGGTGCCAAACATTGTAAGCATATCTAATGCTTCTTGGCTAGTCAGCCATTTGGTGGTATCTGTTAAAAGTTTTTTGATTGGCATTTCCAACGCCTCAAAAGTTTTGAGGCCATTTTCGATAAATGCTGATGTTAACTGCGCCCATAATCCAGCTATAGTGTTTTGTTTCTCTTTCGCTAATTTATCAGTGATTCCGCTGGAAAGGAAATTTAATTCTACAATTTCATTCCATTTATCAACTGCGTTAACCAAAGATACAGCACCTTGCGCTGCAGTCTTATCAAAAATAGCATAATAATCATCCAAAGAAAGATTTTTGGATTTTAAATCTTCGAAGATATCCAATATCGGCCTTACATTTCCATTACTGTCATATCTTGAAACACCAATCTCTTTCCATTTTTCTGCCTTCTTACCACGAGGATATACTATATTAGACATAATGGTACGCATGGTAGTACCGGCCTGAGAACCCTTAATACCGGCATCGCCTAAAATACCTAAAGCCGCGGTAGAAATCTCAAAAGGAACTTTCCCGGCGTGCAGCAAACTAGCAGAATATTTATATGCTTCTGCTATTTCTGTCAATGTGGTATTAGACTTAGTAAAAGTCATAGTCATCACATCTGCAGCATTACGTATATTTTCTGAAGCAATGCCATATCCGGTCATGATATTAGTCACCAAATCGGCGGTTTCTCCAATTTCTGTGTCTCCAACCAACGCTATGTTTGCAATAGGGGCGATAGATTGGTTGATATCTTTGACATTAAAGCCAGCCATTGCCAGAAATTTACTTGCACCAGCTACTTCTGCAGATGTAAACTTTGTTTTTACTCCCACGTCGCGCACTTGGCGTTCCATATTAGAAAATCGGGATTCGAAACCAGTTGCTTTGTCATGAGCTGCTAAAATATTTTTAGTAGTCTGCATGATATTATCATAATCCACCGATTCAGAAATAGCTTGTCCGATAAGAGTTCCTAATCCAGATATTCCATAAGCAACACCCATACCTTTCATAAAATCTACAGCAGTTACTCCACCAGAGTCTAACATAGATGGACCGAATACACGATATGAAGTAACGCCTTGTAATGGCATCTTAGAGCTTCCTCTTGGTGTTCTTCTACTAGGCGTGGATGAGCGTTTTTTTGTTTGGTTTTGGTTACCGATAGCTACTGTATCTCCACCATTGGCAGGGGGAGCTATAGTGCCTAAAGTGCTGTTGGTTAATCCATGCAGAGTCTGCATTTTTTTAATCAACCGATCTATCTTATATTCGACATCCCTTGTCTCAATTTTAGGTTTCATGGTCATGTTAAATTCCTTGAACACGTCCATCTTTGAGCGGAGCATCTTTTCAAATTTATCCAAATCATCCTTTATGCCCATCAACCCTGATACTGCGGTTTTAAAATTGGTGATTGCTGTGACCGCGGCATCAGATTTGACATTTATAAGATAATCTACTTGATATTGTTCTGCCATTGCATAAATAGTTTATTATGAATAGTGTAGGTGGGAAAGCGTTGTTTAAAAAGAAAAGCCCTACCATCCGAAGACAGTAGAGCTTTGCCAACAAACATATTATGAAATAACACCAAGTGTTTTGATTTGATTAATTTGGACTTGCTGTGTATGAAGCCACTCGGCATCGTTTGCAAGAATTGCAAACTCTTCATCGGTAATAGTGTCCAAATTAACACCTGGGAAGTAATGTCTAAGATATATGATTTTGTGCCTTAGAGCGTCATCTTCTTTTACTTCCCAGGATTTGATAAATTTACCAAAGCGCCATGACGAACGGCGATAATTTTGGTCATCTGTTGCAACAAACCAAACATAAACAAGGAGTCATCGTTAATCAACTCCTTGTCACCGGCCAAGAAGCAGTCGCTGGCAAGTGTTTTCATAGCAGTTACCGAATCATGCTGAGAAGCAGTTACGTACTTTGAGAAAATAGGCAAAGAAGGCTGTCGGAAATATCCCACATAAAAAGCCTTGTTGTCGTAAGATTCCCCTTGTACGATCAGAGGGAATACCACACGCAAGGTAGGATCGCTTTTCTTCAAATCAGATACATTCTTGTTGATCTCTGCCAATAACGTATTAGGAATTGACAAAGCATCGCTTACAGGTGTCATGTCGTCGTTCATATAATATAATTTTAAAGGTTTTATTATGAATAGTCTTTTGCGGAAAGTGGGGTTTTAAAAAAGGGAGGTTTCCCTCCCTTTTTATACAGTTTTATGCTGCATCTGTACTCAAAATAATTTTGAATGGATTCAAATTAAATTCCTTGGTAATGGTGGTATCATCTTGTTTAACATCCATACCATCTTCACTGAAAATACAACCCTTCAATGTGATAGTCTCTGTAGTCCAATCCTCAGTTCCCATTTCATTGGCAAATGAAATGGTTAGATCAAACTCACCTAACTGAGTCAAAGAACCTTTCAGGGCACGTAAAGCAACCTGAGTATTGTAATCCATAGTGATAGAAGCGGTATAAGTCATGTTTCCAAAACCACGATTAACAGGCTCTCCACCCATACCATAATTGTTTTGGATATTCCTCTTTCGTTCCCAGCTGATAGCGGTTACTCCATTCAAAAGAGTTGAACCTTCACTATTGTCTCCGGTAAGCGCTGGGGCTGTAAGAGTAACCATCGCCCAAGAATATGCTACGTTATTAATTACCATTTGCTCTTATACTTTTAATGCTAAGCCTTCGGTTACAGTAATTTGTTTGGCAGTACCGATAGGAACTAATTTATATGATAGTTGCAATGTATCTGTTGCCAATACATTTTGCGTTGTTGGGATAGTGGTGGCAAAGCCGTTGATTTCATTGGCGTCCACCATTGCTTGCAACACTGTATCTACTGCATTTTTGAAGATTGTGATTTGTGCAGCAGACAATTGACCTGTAGATGGAGCGATTTTCAACGGGGAATTGACATACGGCAACAACACGGTTCTTACTACTCTACGAGACTTGTTGATAGCGCGATTACGCGAAATTGTACGATAATCTCCATTATCACAAGTAGGGTCTCCAGAGAAGAAGATGTGGCCGGAATATCCTTCATACTTTGTCAAATAAATATACCCCATAGTATCCAGATGCTCAATTTGCGCTTTGGTCAAAGATGAGTATTTGGTGGAATTGGTTAATTTTGATTCGGCAGGGGTAGAATCTCCGAAACCAAATTCGATGTCTGGTATGAACGACACCAAATCGTATTGATCAACCCATCCAATGCTTTCTGCTACATTTGCTCTGGCCAAGCATCCTAATGCAGCGCCGACACAGCCAACTGGGGTACATGATTTCAAGGCCATTTGCATTTTGGTTACTTGCACATCAATCGCCTGTCCCAGCAACACAGATACGTATCTTGCGTTAACTTGACAAGACGGAATCTTGCTCCATGTGATAGTGTTCTCAGGCTCACTGGAAGTAGCCAGTTTTGCGGTGTTTGCACTCAAAAGCAAACTTACTGGAGCATGATAATCATTAGCCAGACTTTCTGCGATACCTTGCAAATCCCCTACGATTTGAACTGCATAATCCGAATCAGGCATTTTCCACAAATTCTGTTCTGTCCAAATTCCAATTTGGCTAATCATTCCATTAGCTGCTTTCTGCATATCCACAATTGCATTCCAATTGCTACTACAATCAGCAAACATCACAAATAATCTTCCACTGCCTCCAGCCAAACCAAAGAAGTGGGAGATATGATAATATGGAATGCCATGCAGCAAATCATTTTCACCTCCATCAGTAAATGGGGTAATACCAACTTTTTCCGCATCTTCCAAAAAATTCAATTCTACCACCGTATCTTTGAGGTGTTGTGATGCGGTTGATCCTGCTCCTGACTCCCAAAAACTATCCTGAGCTGAAATATCAAAAATAAGACCGCATACATTTTCTGTACTTACAGGCAATTGGCTTCCCAGGTTGCCATCCGTATCGGTCATAAAAACTCCGCTGATAGCCATTATTTATTATAATAAGGGTTTGTGTATTTCTTTGTGTTAAACTCTTTATGTTCAGATGTATAAATACCGCCTTTGTCTCCGATATAAAGCTCAGGAAGGTTTCTAAAAACCTTTAGCAATTTGTCTACATTTGCCGGGATAGATTTTGGCTCTTCAGTCTGTTGATCATAAGAATGTTTCGCCGCATCACCCTCCCCATCTTGTGACATCACGTCTTCTTTGATTTCTGAAGATTCATCATTAATTGCTGTTTCCTTGTCTTTTTGATCATTGTCAAGACTAGGTGTATCTGTGTTTACTGCGGTATTTTCCTCATTTTCAATTGAATTATCCAAAACTGGTTCGGATACATTGGTGTTTTTTTTAGGTCTTCCCATTTATGTTTGAAAATTAAAAAAGGAGTGGAGTACTCTCCACTCCTTGCATGACACGAATTATTAGTCCTCTGACAATTTATAAGTGGTCCAAACCACAATTTCAGACGGAAGAACGATGTTTACGTCAACTTTCATACGCATCTGGAAGAACCACATCTCAGAATTTGCTTGCAGTGGCGCAATCTTGATTGATTCTTGGTCGGTATTGTAGTCAACACCCATCCACAAACAGCTGTCGATGCCGGAGGTAAATCTACCTAAAACAATGGTCTGATCTGTAATTCCGTTAATCACTTTGATCTGCTTACCTTTGAAACGGAACTTGTTAACATCTGCATTCTCAGTATATTTAACATCCTTGGAAGTCAAATACTGGTCATACAAATCCCAGAGGTCCCAGCCCATAACATAGCAAATCTTATTGCTCTTACGCAACTGCTTTGGGCACTTCTGATACATGGTGTACATAGCTGTTTCAACCTGTTCTCCGGTTGTCAGCTCTGTATCTCCAGCCAAAACTACTTTACCACTGGCCTTTTCGTTTTCGTCCGCGTTTTTTGCAAGATTGTTCAAAACACGCATCATAAATCCGTCGAAGTATTTCATTGGGCCAGCGTCATTTGTTGCACCCAACACTACATTGCCCTCACCAGTAGAAGTAATATGAGACGAATCCACACCACCTTTACGTGAACACCAGATGGCGTCGCCGATATACTCGTTCTTACGTGAAATCAACAAACGCAACATTGTAGCCTGTACTTTAGGGTCCAGTTCGCGGAAAATCAACTCGCCCTCCGGCTGGAATGGTTTCCAGTACTCCTCAAAATCACGCGGATTGAATTCCAGATATACCATAAAATCCTGCGGTTCCAGATAGCGCTCGGACATAGTGTATTTATTGCGCTCTCCACTCACTCCACCTTCAGTTGAAGTTGGAGTTGGTACGTTGTCCTGAATGATTGAACCCAACTTAACATGTGGCAATGTCTTTTTCTTCTGAATGCCAGGCACGATGTGGATCAAACCTTCTTTATAAGTATCGTTTTCCTGTACAGTATAAACCAGCAAGTCCTCTAAGACTTCACCGGCATAGGTATTGCCTGCGTAATTAATAGTTCCCATTTAGTATTAGAATCGTTGAAAGTTAAATTGTTCTCCAACAACCGCCTTTACGCGAGCCTCTACTGCTTGCTCTGCCTCTGACTTACCTGAAGCAGCTTCTTGCTGGTTGGTTGGGTCTTCTGCAATGCTCTGAGAGATTACGTCTCTTGCTGGAATACTTTCCAGCGTTTGCTTTGCTAGTTCAAAGTTGTTTTGCGCCATACTTACCCATGAAGACTTGGCTGTCTCTTGAATCTTTCCAGCCTTAATAGCTTCGTCAATCATTGCGTTGATTGCTTGGTTATGCGCCTCTACTTCAGCATCTTTGTATTGTTTCAATTCTGCTGATACATTGTCCAATTTGGCTTGCAAATTGCTGACCTCTGCTTCTTTTCCGCTGTACTTAATTTGCAATTCGTTGAGTTTCGCCTCAGTATCGCCCAACTTTTGCTCAGCTGCCAGCAATGCTGTGATTTTGGCGGACACCTTACCGCTATCGGCCTCAGCGCCCATGCCAAGCTGTGCGATAATTGAGCTTGCCAAAATTTCTCTTTCGTTCATTACTTTTTCGTTTTTGTCTTGAAGTTCATTTTGATTATTAATAGCATGGCATTGTCTAAGAAGTTTACTTTCATCCACTTCAGCGGCAATATCGCACATATAACTATAAATTTCATTGACATCACGACTGTTGCCAATTTCATTTTTAACTTTGGATGTGGTCTGCTTAGAGGTTTTGATAATATGATCAGCTGACAGAATGCCGGCCTTCACCGCATCTTTCGCTGTTAAGTATGTTCCATCTACATTCTCTGCTCCATCCATGATTTCTTGAACTTTATCTTTAGACAGGCCAAATCTTTTTTGATAAATAGTCGCCAATTGAAGCTTGAACGCATTAACCATTGCTGTGGTGTTTTCGTCCATTTCTCCATAACCAACAAATGGGTTATGAATCATTAAAATGGAGTAATCATGCATATACAGATTGTCTCCAGCAGCCCAAATTACACTACCCATAGACGCTGCAAGGCCTTCAATCACGCAATCAACCTCTATCGGGCACGACTGGATAATGGAAAATGTAGACATCCCTTGAACCACAGAGCCTCCATCAGAATTAATCAATACAATAATTTTAGATGGTTTAACCACATCCTGTATCCAAAGAAACTCCGAATTAAAACATTGTACATTGGACTCTGTTACGGAGCTAAAAAAACGAATAATAGCCGGTTCTCCCGCTTTTGTTTCTCCGACTATGTGTTTAAATTGTTGTTGTGTTTTCATTATTTTTTTATTAGAAATAGTAAGCAGGGAAAAATATTGTTGTCAAGTAGCTTCAATAATGTTCTGAATCGTACTTGCTTCTTCGTATGTAGGTGTTTTGTGGTCTGGATGTTGTTCGGTGTTATGCTCTGGCTCTTGGTCAGAGTGATTAGTAAACGGAGGTACAACCAAATATCGATCAACATAATCTCTATACCTATATGCCGAATAATCTTTAAACCAAATCTCATAATCAATCCAAAACGGCTGCAACCCATTATTCATTGATTCTGGTTGGTCAAAATAGGTCAGCTGAAATCTCTCTGTTAAAGCTGGGAATTTGTCTTTATTATCCTGTATTGCTTTATTGATACGCTGAAACATAACATACCCTTCCATTTCTACGTCTGAATCAGAATTGTTTAACGTGTTTAAAATGAATTGGATACGTGTAGTGGCTCTGCCTTCTCCAATACGTGACTGTTGCACTAGATACCGAACGTCAATAAAATGAATTAACACAGCAGGAAATGCTAATCCTGCCTCAGTATTTTCTTTTTTGTTGATAATACGGTTAAGCTGTCCATTATTCATCTTGATAGATTTGAATACGGGAGGGCTATCTGGATCATTAGGATTTTCTCTAATACTTCCAATAATTTCTTTCAGAGCTTTAAAGCTTTCAACTAATGCATTGGTGTCATATTCTTCTTCCACAGTTTCTCTTGTAGTAGGGGGAGATTGTGGAAGTTCAACAATATCTTTTTTGTGTTTTTCCTTTAACATGGCAATCCTACAAATAAAGTTTTCTCAATTTTCTTTAGTTCTTGTTTTAGCTTTTCAGAGTGTCCAATAAACTGTCGTTGTACACTAGGTACTCCGCTTTTTCCGTATGTGTGTGAGCCATCCGGATCATTATGCACAGCTGCATAACAAAACCCAGCGTGTCGCTTTGCTCCACAAAAAGCAACTGGGTCTGTAAATATGTGTGCGCTGGGGTTTTTGTTGCTACCTCCTTTTTTCCATACAATAGAAGACTTCAATGTGCCGGTTTCCTTTAAAATAGGATGAGGGTATTTTTTAGTTCTGGGTTTCCAACGAGTAAACGGTATTGTGTTAAAACCTCCAAGTTCAAAAGATTTGCGGAAAACTTCGGTTGCAATATTTCCCGCTTGAATAGTAAAGTTCCACACATTGACTGCTAATGCATTTGGTGCAAATTGCCATTGCCGCATCATGGCTTCTGGAGTGATATGTTTGCCTTGTGTTTTATTCATTTAGGTATTGGTTTTTAATACGTTTAGCTATATTATCAAGATATTCCGCGTCGCTTTCGTTTATTTGAAAATATGGGTGTTCTTCAGAAAAAATTCTACCACCAAACGCAATACTTTCTTTAAACGTAGGATTAAACCATTCCGGCATCTCCAAAGTATCAGATGCGGTTTTTGCAAAGACAGTTTTACGTTCATCTTCAATTAAATAGCATCTGCACATGTGTTCAATTGGAGGGACCAACCAGTGTGGAAAATCCTTTTTCATAGCAGTAAAGCCCTCGTATTGTCTATGCCACGGACGAACACGCTCGTCCTGCTGGGTCATGTAGGTAAGAGTGGTTTGATCTTCCAATAAATACAGTAGTCCAGCAACTTCTAAGGCGTAATAGATATCAGCGTTTTCTACAGCTGCGTATGTTTTGTTATACTTACTGAAGATGGACACTAATATGTCGTAGTCATCTTCGTTATCAATATCATATTCTTCTGGTAGCTCAGATATCATAGTGTACTCCTCTGCTGTGGCAAAATCAATAAGATTGTCAATAGCGGCCAGTACGATGTCACGTTGTGCCTTTTCCTGTGCTGTTAACTTGCTTGTATCAAATTCCCGTATCAACTCAATGGCAGTATCAAACTCCATCCCAAATCCTCTAATCGCGGTTTTAATGGCAAATTCTGATCTTAGAGAGGCCATCTGAAAGAATAGTTCCTCCTTATCTTCCGACAAATCAGATTCCAGAAAGCGCATGAATACAGCTAAAATAGCCTCATACTCTTCCACATCTTCTTCAGTTTGTGCAATTACATCTTTAGCGGGGATAGAGCCTAAGATTGCTTCTTGCCCCGCATAAGAAAATTTGCTTTTGGCCCTCCTGATGTTTGTGGGGTTACAGGTGGTTTTTGTTCTTGATTCAGCTGTTTTCCTACAATCACTCCAAATTCCTTTTCGATTTCTTCAGGAGATACTTCATAGCGGTCTGTCAAGAACTGGTATAGTGCAATCTTGTCCTCTGTAGACATTTCCTTACGGTTGGAATATTTGAAAATGAGACCAGGTTTGATATAACCCATATCCACAAGTCTAGGGATAATTTCCTCATTCATGACATTCTCGATGAACTCGCGGTACACATCAATACGCTCTCTGAATATATCTTGATGGGCGTGAGTGGACCCTACATAAGATTGTGTTGCCCCGGCCATAGATTCTGATCCAAGGATTAAGTTAGATACCTCTTTATTAGACAATTCAATCAGACTGGTAAACACCTTTTCTGAATTGGACATAGTAAAGGTTTTAATGTCGATTTCATCAGTTAACCCAGTAACAATAACTTTGTTCTCGGCTGCACTGGCGATATCATCTGCTAACCCCCTTCGGTCCATAGGGTTATCTGAATCTGTCTTACCATGTATAATTGGCTGGCCGTAGGTGTGTCCAAAATTTACAAAATTGGCTAATGTAAATTTTTTGGCTAAAATAGAAGGTGTTGTGGCAGAAAACAACCCAATACCTCCAGTATTAATCAATATATAGTTTTTGCTATATTGTGGAGACTCTAAATCCCAGCCTGGAGACCATATACCTTGTCTTTGTACTACTCTATGTTGGTCTGGTAGCACATTACGTCTTTCGATGATGTTTACGTGTTTTAGCTTTCCAGTTTTTTCATCAATTTCTGGTAATATCTCTAAGACAGTGTATCCATATAATTTTGCTTCAGCTATGCCTTTAAGAATCTTGACAAACTGCGTTCCTTGTATTTTCTTGGTTTCTTCAATATCTTTCACATATCTGCCTTTTTCATTGATAAAACCAAGAGTGTATCTTTCTCCGATAATTTGAGATTCCAAAGTTTCCAACACGGAAGCTAGGTGTGGGTCTTGTTGCACACATGCATCATATAAATCTATAAGTTTACTACGATCGTCCAAAACATAGCCTTCAGCAATGGAACTTCTCGCGGACCTATACCGGCAATACCGGTCTATTTCACGTACATAATCCTGAATTGTTTTTTTACTTGTCTTATAGATACTTTCTAATAAATCAGAGTCTATAAGAGATTTCTTTTTCTTAGTAGCCATTACAATGTTTTTCTGAAGAATAGATTTTTGGTTGGTCTGCTGTTTACTTAACTGGATTAGTGTATGTTTATAAAATGCAACAAGCTGATTAAATATAGTTAAAGTAAAATATGTAATTATTTGAAATTCAGATATATATTATATTTGTTTATTGTTAAAAGAATTATTGTTTATTGTGTCGTTATAACTTTTGTGTAATTTTGCATTGAACTTTTAAATCAATTATAATATGAATGAGATGTTTTATTTTAGAATCAAAACAGAGTGGACTAAAGAAAGTGAAGATGGTACTTTAGGTAAAACTAAAACAGAAGAGCTAGTACAAGCGGTAAACTACACAGATGCCGAACGTATTGCTAATGAGTTAGCAAAGGATAGAAGTGAATTTGGTTGCATTGATATTGAAATTTCCAGAACCAAAATTCAGGAAATCTTATATTCAGATGTTTTGTGTAAAGACTCAAATCTGATTGGGGGTCTGGTGCATTCCTACTTTGAAGAGGCTGAAGATAGCGGAGTGGGTTTCTATGCAGTAAAAGTCATGTTTGTTGTTCTTGATGAACGTACCGGAAAAGAAAAGAAGAGCAATGAAGTTATCTATGTTCCGGCCAATTCCAATACAGATGCTGCTGAACAGGTAGCTAATTTCTTGGATCGTAACGACACGAGAACCTTTGTGATTCGTGATATTAAATATGACAAAGCGGAAGCTATATTATGGACTCCTGAAACATATCAAGACAAGACAAAAGTTTTTGACGAACTGTATAATGTTTAAAGCATTACAGCAAAAGCCAGAACTAAGCAGTAAAGAAATCACATGCTCCGAGCAAGCTTTTGCTGAATTCCCGAATTTGCTCATCGGAAAATTTGATAATGGCATCGCATATTTTGATGCAACAAGATATAACCCAGAATTCAATTTGAATGATTTTGTATCTAAATATCAAGAGTTAATTGAAAATGTATTATCTGGACACCAAATCAAGTATGATGAATGGGTTATACGGAATCAGCAAAACCACATATTGATTCGTAAAGAGGTGATGTTGATCTTCCTCATGTATATCGAAAAATATTTTTTGTTATACATGATAGATCAAATGGAAGAAATGATGGAAGAAGGAATATGTGTGTCTGATTCATATCTGTTGGCTAAAACCATAGGTAAACTAGATAAAACAATAGTTATGAAAGCTTATGAGGAGAAGTTTGATAAAACATAAAGTATTGGTATTTAACGCAAAGAAAATATTAATTGCGATATGTAAATCTTCGACAGAAGCTGCAAAATTAACTAACTCCAGATCTCAATCTATATACCAAGTGTGCATAGGTACCTTAGTCTCCACTAATCAAATGTACTTTAGGTATCTGATTGATCCATTATCGGTAAAGATAGAAGATATTGGAGTTCTAACGGTTGAAGCTTATGATCAGATGTGTGGGGTAACCCGTAAAGTTTATAAAACAGCAGAAATGCATCAATTAATCAATAAATAAAAATATGGAAAAAATTAGCGTGTGTATTATCAATAAAACAGATTTCCCTAACCCTTCGTATGCGACCTCTAAATCCGCTGGCATGGATTTGAGAGCTAACTTGGACCATCCAGTTATTATTAGACCGGGACGCCGGGCATTGATACCTACTGGCATTTTTATCCAGCTTCCGGACGGACATGAAGCCCAAATACGTCCTCGTAGTGGCCTGGCCCTGAAAAAGGGGGTTACAGTTTTAAATTCCCCTGGAACCATTGATGCGGATTACACTGGGGAGATTGGAGTTATACTGGTTAATTTGGGCGGTGAAGATTTTGTTGTTAATCATGGCGAAAGAATCGCTCAGATGGTTGTGGCAAAATACGAATCTGTAGATTGGCTCAATGTTGGAGATTTAGAAGCAACCGAAAGAGGAGAAAACGGATTTGGACACTCCGGAACCCATTAATATATACTAATATGGCGTGGGGTTTTAGCTCCACGCTTTTTATTTATTAATAACAAGGCACATGAATAATACAGAGCTTATTAAATTTATCAGCAATAATGGAAAACAGGCAGTGTCAGGAAGAGATCTGCATAGATTCTTAGAAGTAGGGAAACATTTTGCTACATGGATACAAGATAGGATTTCAAAGTATGAATTTATTGAGAATCAAGATTATGAAGTTTTTCCCAATTTTGGGAAAAACCCCAATGGAGGAAGACCTTTAACTGAATATGCCCTGTCTATAGATATGGCCAAAGAATTAGCCATGCTGGAAGGCAATGAAAAAGGCAAGATAGCTAGAAAATATTTCATTGCTTGCGAAAAGCGATTGCGAGAAATGAGTGTTCCGTCATATCAAATTGAAGATCCGATTGAAAGAGCGAAACAATGGATTAAAGAGCAAGAGCGGCTACAGCTAGCAATAAAAGAAGCTCAAAGACTGGAAGAGGACAACAAGCACAAGGCTGAAGTGATTGAAGGATTGGTTTCTGAAATCTCCTTGGCAGATATGAGACAAAGGATTGTCCAAATCATTAGAAAGGCTGGAGGAAGACAAATTCCAGAGTCATATCGTTTGCTGTACCAAGAGTTCAACGCTAAGTTTCACATGAACATATTCACGCGAATGAACAATATTCAATATAAGGGTAGCGCACTAACCTATATTGACAAAGAGTTGGATATGATTCCACAATTATACGACTTGACATGTAAATTATTCGAAAACACTTATGAAGATTTAATGAAATCTTGGGGCAAAGCAGCAAAACGCGCATCAATCAACAGAGAAAAAACTATTCGATATGGAGCAGGAAATTATGAATAAATTGGAATTAATAGAGTCAATTAAAAGACACAATCGTCTATACAGAATGGGCACACCAGAAATCTCAGATATAGAATATGATAATCTGGTAGAACGGTTAAAACAAATGGACCCGGACAATGAATGGTTCCATCATATTGAACCCGCCGAAATAATCAATTCTTCACGTAAACGGGCCTTGCCTATACCGATGAAATCATTGAATAAAGTAAAATCAGTGGTTGAATTAAAAAAATGGGCAGACTCATTGGGGCTTGGGGAAAATGTAAATTTGGTGTGCATGCCAAAATACGATGGGCTGTCGCTATTAATAGACACAAAAACTTGGGATGCGTTTTCAAGAGGTGGTAGTGAGAATGAAGGCATGCTTTGTTCTGAACATCTAAAAAAGATAGCTTTAAATTTCGCATTTAGATTTAGATATATCTATGGAGAGTTAGTATTCTCAACCCAAAAATGGAAAGGCTTTAAAGATAACCCAGATAATAGTGAATACAAATCACCTCGCAACACTATTGGCGGCCTCATAAATAAAGATGAGGCTTCAGATTTGTTGGGATACGCCAGTTTTGTGCCGTATGGCGCGAGTGAGTGGGACATAAAAGATCACAGGATGTTTTCTGAAGTTCTAAATGAATTACAGGGTCCGGCACAATACGAATGTATGACTCTTAAAGATTGCACATCTGAAAAGTTATCTGAACTATATAAAAAATGGCGCACAGAATACTACATTGATGGTATAGTAGTGTACGTTGATAATTTGCATGTGTGGAATACTATTGGGCGCCATAAAACCACAGGGAACCCGTTATACGCAGTTGCATACAAGCACCCTGATTTCACCGATGCGTTTGAAACCACGGTTAAAGATGTGTTTTGGGGAATGAGCAAGGCCGGGGCTTTAAAACCGGTGGTAAATATTGAAGCGGTAGATACTGGAGATTGTCAAATGGAAAATCCAACAGGATATAACGCTTCATGGATTAAGGAGCATCATATAGCCCCAGGAGCAAAAATACTAGTAACGAGGTCCGGAGGAGTTATACCAAAGATTTTAGAAACATTGGTGCCGGCAGAAAACACCGAGGCGTTCTGGCAAGGGTTAGAAAAATGCCCGTATTGTGGTTCACCAACTCATTTCTCAGAATCTGGAGTGGAACTTATGTGTAGTAATTCAGCATGTAAAGAAAGAATTTTTCAGGAGATTCTATTCTTTTTTACCACATGTGGAATAAACAATATGGGAGAAGAAGCGTTGCGTAAAATTTATGACTCCGGAAAAAACTCAATAGAAGCGATTTTGAATATCACTGCAGAAGAACTGTATTGGATAGATGGGTTTGGTGATTCTATGGTAAATGTAGTTCTTGATAATATGCGTAACATAAAGAAAGGCGTATCGCTGCCTGTGTTGATGCATGCCAGCAATTGCTTTGTTGGGATAGGTCAAACCAAAGCCAAGGCGATATTAAAAAAAATGAGTGCGCAACAAAAAGAAGACTTGATAAATGGAATCTTACAAGAAGAAAGTGATGGATCTGTGACTATGGGTAATTTCTACGCCGGGGTAAAACCATTTGGGGAACTATTACAAAGAATTAAAGTGCCGGTGTTAAATGAAGCTGAAACCAACACTAACGGGAAACTATCTGGATACAAGATTTGTTTTTCTGGATTCCGCAATAATGAATTGCAGAAACAAATAGAAGAATCTGGTGGAAGCGTTGTGAGTTCGGTGTCTAAAAACACTTCTATATTGGTAGTAACGGATAAAAACGCCACTTCTTCCAAAATATCAAAAGCAGAGTTGTTGGGAGTCAAAATAATGGATTTATCAGAATTTAATGAGTTTGTAGTTAAATAGTGTATAATTATAGGGTGCTTTTTAGCACCCTATTTTATTATAGTTCTGTTTTACAGTGTGTTATGATAAATATAGTAGTTAAAGTAATTATAAAATGCTATTTCTTTATTGTTGTTATTGTTCACTTTTATATATTTGCATCATAATTCTAAAAACAGAGACAATATGGCACTAAAGAATCAATTGACCAAAAGCGATTATTTACCTTACGACGAGTTTTTAAGATTGCTGGATTGTTTAAGAAAAGACAAGAAATACCAACTGGAATTATATGCAAGGCTGGCTTTCTGCACAGCCTGCAGAAGTTCTGATGTATTGGCTTTTAAGTGGGGCGATGTACTACATAAAGTAAGAATAACTGTTGTAGAAAAGAAAACTAAAAAAAGTAGATCTATACCATTTAATAAAGCTACTTATGATAAAATATCAGAGCTGTACATTCTGATGGGATCACCGGATTTAGAATCCTATATCTTCTCTGTAAGAAAAAGTGGAAATCCTATTTCGATCCAGCATCTCAATCGTTGCTTGAAGGATATAAAATCCGCGTATAAAATTAAAATCAATAACTTTTCCACACACACATTTAGAAAAACATTTGGTAGATATGTGTACGAAAAAAAAGGAAGGAGCGCGGAAAGTCTGGTGCTGCTAAATACTATCTTTAGACACAGTACAATTGAGGTGACAAAGACTTATATCGGGATAAGGCAAGACGAAGTTGACAACATATTTGCTGGAATAGAATTTTAATGAAGGAAGATTTTATAAACTCGCCAATACATCATTGCAGCTTATGTGGAAAGCAGATAGACCTTAGAAGTTACGATATTAAATCTGACTTTGTAAAGTTTATGCTTTCCCATAAGCTTTGTTTTGAATGTGCGTTTTGGGAATACTATTCAGATTATTTGGCGAACGATCCAACCATAATTGATGGGGCATGTTATTTAGTATCTAAAAATTGAAGCTATTTAAAGCCCTCTCATATCTTCACCAAAACAAGAGAAATGATAACTGTTGATAAGGTGATGATTGGGAAATTACCGGAAAAGCTAAAACAACAATACCATAACAACGCAATTTTTGTAGATCTAAACACATATCTCAGGCTACATGATAAAGTATTTCTATGTTATGCGAAAGGGTGCTGGGATAGATATCATTGCGCATTGTATAATATGGAATTAGAAAGAGATGGGCCTTGGAATGAAATACCCAAAAATCATACGCCGGGACAAGAGAATTGCGAAAGCTTTATAGATAAATCGAATTTTGAATAATATGCACAATACTTTTATCACTGAAGAAATCATCAATACCATAATAACTACAATAAGCGGTCAAGCCAAAAAAAGAATTCTACACACCATTTTGTGGAAATGTTTAGAATCTAACTCGCCAGTTCTTTCCATCAACCTGAAGGAACTGGCTGGGTTGGCTAGAGCGTGCTATAAATCCACTAGATCTGCAATTCAGGAATTCCGAGAAATGGGTATTATCAAAAGTTGGAAATCTGAGATCGAAGTAGATTTACCACGGTTGTACCAGATATTGGAAAATAACGACGTTCAGTCGGAAAGTGGTAAAAGTGGTAAAAGTGGTAAAAGTGGTAAAAGTGGTAAAAGTGGTAATTTTATGAACATGATTGAGATATACGCATACATGACAGTGGTAAAAATAAATAAGCTGAGTGGTAATTTTGAATTTACTGAAGATGTTTTACCACAAATGGTAAATCAGGTAGGGATTGATTCACTATATTCTGATTTTAAGATGTTTAGCAAGCAGGATATATCTTTTGATTACTTTGAGGAAATAATATCTGAAGTGGTAAAAGTGGTAAAAGTGGTAAAAAGTGACCTTGATGCATTCGGGAAAGAATTACCACTTTTACCACCGGCCTATGACTTGTTGGCTCATTTTTTTCTTTTTATTTATTTTTCTTTTTATAATAATATATATAATATTTATCTTGATAAATATATTATAAACCATTCTAAGAATATTATAAATAAAAACATAAACCATAACGAACGTAGTGAAGTTATGGCAGTAAAGTTAGGAGAGGATTTAGATATGGTTAAGGGGGTGCAGGGGGAAAAGGAAAAGACCAAGGAGAGGGAAGAAGAACTTCTTACTCCCAGCTTTCCTGAAATCATTGAACACGATTTGCCTGCTATTATGCTGAACGATGACAAAGCCGGAAATGAAATATGGAAAAATCTTATTTCCATTCCCAGCTTTCCTGAAATTCCAGAAGACGATGATCCGGCCACAATCTTGAATGATGATGAGGAGGCAGATGAGGCATGGGAAAAATTTATTCCTACTCCCAGCGCAAACCAGAAATCAGAAATCTTGCAAACTTTGAAAACTTCAATTGCCAGTTCATGTATCATTGAATGCGATGATGAGGATGATCGGGAGGAACAGGACAGTGATGGAGACGATATGGAACCAGAAAACAGAACCATGCCACTCCAGCTTGCAACAACTTTGAATTGCAATATAAATCTTCGTCCAAGCATTATGAAGTCCTCAGAATTTTATACCGAGGATGAAATGCAATTGGCGGCATCAGATATATCAGCCTGTCTTGAAACCTCAGACATGTTGTATATCCATTGCCTTTGGACCGTCTTGAATGAATTGGCAATTGAGGACGATGAAGATGAAGACGGATCTCTATTAGAAATCCAAACTTCTCCAGAGGGATTGCTGATTCCGGTAAATTGTTTCGCCAGGGATGTGCAGCAGCCGGCATACGACATGATGGAGGAAATCATCGAAAACGGATTTGTTGAATACAAAGGCGAACAAATTCCAGTTGACTTGAAAATATTGACTCCGCGCGAAGTCGATCGGGTAACTGCTTTTGATGTTGTGGATGATGATGGAGAAAAATGCTTCCAGGTATCTTTCTCAAAAATCCGAAACATAAACGCCAAACCTCAGCGTACAGTTGGAAGGGCCGAACTCCGAAAGGGCCGTGAAGAAGATTTCGCGTACATGCAGGCCATCATGAAGATTGGAGATGATGACAGAACCAGAGATTCACTCAGCCCAATTGAATACGCGGCTTATGTCTTTTTAGGGAGATTCTTTAGCATTGGGGATGATCATAGCGTGATTGAAAATAAGAAGCCATTTATCACCAGACAAGAATTCGCCTTGTTTATATGCGATATGGCCGAAGAGAATGTCACCAGACAAGACTTCTTGGATATTACGAGATGTGGTGATGTTATTAAAGGCGACAATGGCCTAAATTTAATTCCAAGAATGTTCAGTGCGGATAAAATATGGTCTTGGAACGACAGAAACGGCCATCAGAGCTGTTATAATAAGGTTTAGGTACAAGTTATTGCCCGGATACGAGAAAGTCCCGCAGAACCAAAATATGAAGGTTTTTGCGGGACTTTATTATTAACTGAATCACTCAGCCAACTTTCTTTCTCTGTTTTCATGGATTTCGGCAACCCAATCCATAATCTCTTCCATGCTTCTGCAATAATTACCGGCTCTCAGTCTGTCTCCGGACTTTTTATCGCGTTTATCTACTGCAGACCTTATTTTCAGGGTTTCATCCAGATACCAGTATGTTTCTCCTACCGGCACTTGCAAATCCAATGGTTCTACGCGTTTCACATGATCATTCCAGACTTTATTGCATTTCCCCAGATTTCGGTTTAATGTTTTTATCTGAGCCAGGGTAATAGGTTCAAAACTTATGGAACCGTCATCCGGAATTGATTCATGCATGCTATGTTTGATTTCTTGTGTGTTTTTGATGTAGTAGCACAAGAACTCCAGTTTTTCATTCTCTTTATCAAATCCTCTGAAAACTCCAAGTCCTTCCATTGTCCGGTTATAAAACATTACTTTGGTACCGTATGATGGAACGAATCGCTTTTGTAATTTCCCAGTGCTTTTGAAGAATTGCAGATCTGAGTTCCGTAGCGCTTTATAGAATTTCAGATACTCAACTTCATTTACCGGCTTCATTTCGTTGTAAGAGAAGGAAAGGTTTACTCGCATTACAGAATCTCCCTCCAGCTTTCCTGAGACCGTTATTCCGTCTTGTTTGGCAGTTTCTACGATATATGTGTTTCCGTCCTTGGAAACCACATCGCCAGCTCCAAATCCATTATTATACCATTCAATGAAATCTTGGAATGTCATTCCAGAGTCAGATGTTGAAATGGTTTTTGGTGGAGTGACTTTTAAATTGTGCTGAACATACAAAGAAACTCCTTGTGCATCTTCCTTTGTTTTGTAAATTATGGAAGAAAGAAATGATTGAATTTGGAACTCTGTTTTCATAAATCAAATTGTTTTTTGGTTGTTTGTCGCAAATATAATAAGACTTTTTATATAAATGGGATTTTAACAAGAAAAATTTTCGAAATTAACAGAAAATCAGACTTCAAAAAATAGCCCCCGGAAAATTTCAGAAAACGATATATACGAGTTTTTATAAACGCCAAGAATCCCAGTATTATCAAGGGTTTTGCGAGATTTCGGAGTATGATCGGAGGAAGGCCGGAGGAAGGGTTGGAGGGTCGGGTAGAAAAACTGGGAATATCCACAAAACGAGACTCAAAAAATAGGCCGGACAATGCGTATGGAATCCGTTGGCGAAGGGGCACCCACTCCGTTATTTTTGTAAAACATTTTTACTAATACATTCGTTTGCGCTTGCTTAAATCATTGATAATCAGATAGTTATAAAATTCACTTTGTATAAAAGTGAACATTTTTACAATTATACAAATATTTAAATAGCTGGAAATCAATCAAATAATTTTTTGTAAAGAAAAATTTAGTTGATAGTGAAACAATTGCTGATTACATGCTAATAGACTCCATTCCTTGCCGTTTGTTCGTATAATTACAAACAATATTTTAAGTGTATTTTTACACCCTTTTTGCATTCCTTCCCTACCTTATATAAGTGTATTTTATACACCCTTTTTGAACCTTCGCTACCATTGCAAATGAGTGTTGTTTTTACACTTATTATTGAGTGTATTTTATACACCTTTTTTGTGTGGTTGTGCCGGTCTAGTTAGGTATTGTTTGCAAATTTACATACATAAACAAAAATAAAAAGATTTTTATTTGATTGATTGGTTTTTCGCTATTTGCTGCAATTGTGAAAATTTGTAAACTTGATTTAAGGCTATTTTTAGCCCGTTTAAGCCGTTTAGGGCTGTTTTGATACCTTTGTACGTTTTTAAAGAGAAAGTCTTTTTAGTTGAAAATCAATAAGTTACAAGGTAGTAATTTTGTTAACAATATTTAGCTGTATTGTTCTGTATTAAAAAATGTAATAACGCTTTATATTAGAAAAATATTTTTATGAATCTTAATAATGTACGCACGTGAATAAAGTAAGGTTCACAAAAATACAATAAAGTATATGCGTATATGATTCCTATTGCCTTATAACTGGATATTAATTTTTTTAGTAAACAAATAAGAAAAAATTCATTTTTCTTTTAATTAATTGATATTCAATATTATATCAATCAAAATGAATGATATTTTATATTATATATGTAATGTATTTTCAATAACACGAAAAAAAATATTTGGCAATATGGAAAAACATATATAACTTTGCAACGCAAACGAAAAACAACAGGGGTTGTTTAAAGTTTGGGGCTTCGGCCTACTTTGGCAATTAAATTGCAAGATAGTTCTTTGACAAAATGTTTTTATGAATATGCAAGAATATGTTGTGTGTTATTTCTTTTTTGAAGCTGTCGGACGGCGCAAAAAAATTATAACTTTATTTGCATGATATATTTTTACATACAAATAAAAAGACTGAACATTCTTTTTTGTTATGTCTGGAAATAACAAAAAAACTCGAATTTATTTTAAAAAAAAATATATTGTTTCATTTAAAAAATTCAAGTTATGAAAAAGCAAGAAATTATTGTGTCTGTTATCGGTGGCTTAAAAAACCTAGAAAAAAACTTTATCTATGTAGCCAAAGAACACGATAAAAAAGGCCTAGTTTTTGAATCTGTTTGCCCTGCAAAAGAGGGGAAATATGAACGGCTAGATATTATCGAAAGAGTTGTAAAATTTGCGGTTGCGGACTATAAACGTATGAATAGTGACGCGGCGCAATTTGGTGCATTATTGGGTATTGTTGCAAAATCGGTTTTAAAAAGCAAGTTGTCTTATGATTATTTATTTGTAACTGATACAACGGGGCAGGTAGTTACTGTAATAAGTAGCGAAATTCTGTTACGTGAAACTGACTTAAAACTCAATGATAACCACACCTTGTTGTCAGCAACAAGAAAAAATCTTAAGGCTGCAATTTATAATCATGCCAAATACGTGGATAAACAAATGAGTATTTATACTCATACCTATGCTATTATGCGTACCATTGAGAACGAAATAGCTTTGGCAGAAAAAGAACAAGCCGATTCCGAAGCAAAAACCGAAAACAAGAAACAGAAACAGACCGCCTAAAAATTAGGCGGTTAGGGTAGGACGGTCTTTTTTAGGGTTCGAATCCCTAACTACCCACAAATTTTAAATTTTATAGCGATGATACAAAGAAATAAGGAAAATTGGCGTTTGTCACAAAAAGGCATTGAAAAATTAGGTTACCGCAATTATATTAGTGTGGTACGCAAACGAATAGCAAACAAAGATTTTAAGCCGGTTGCCTATTCGTTTTTAGATTATTTTGTTGCTTATGTTGTGTTGGGTTGGAATCCGGCAAAATTAGATAGAATGCAACAAAGAATTGAAAAACAAAACGAAAAATATTTAAACGCTATGCGTTTGTGGTAAGTGGTTGAAAACCATATAATTTGCCTTGAAAGCCTGGGGACGCAAGTCCTTGGGCTGATAGGTTGTACGCGTGTGCGTGCCTATGTGTGCGCATGCGTGTAATTGATTCGTGCGTGTGCGTATGTGCGTGCGCATATTTGTTGCGTGCGTTTTTGTGCGCACATTAACGCCTGCGAAGAGAGATTTTCCGGGCGGGGTGTGGCTGTATTAACACCCGTATATGCGCACGCAATAACGCGCGCAAAGAGAGATTTTCCGGGGGAGGGGTGCGCCCGTATGTAAGCGCACTTTGCCCCCTATTTTGTACCCTAAAATCATTAATAATGGTTATAAAAAACATTACATTCCACAAGGATTCACGCGTGCGTTCCGTTGTGGCAATTGCAAAAACGTATGGGATAACTGTATCCCAACAAGACGCTGATTTAATCGGCACAACCGCACGCAATAATTACAAAACATACGTTTTGTTTACAGCTCATGGTGTCCGTTGTATTGGAGTTACTGGGCATAATGATACCGCCGTGCGTCTGATTAAAAGCAGTATCCGTTTTGCGTGGTGCGTACTGGAAATTCATGGGCGCAATGTGTCCGAACTGAAGCGCGGAAAAGTCATGGAAAAATCCGTACGCAAAATCGCGGAACGTAAGCCGGTGTATGGGGATATTCCGTGCCGCGAAGTGGATTATCGCGAATCAGATGCGGAAAAAATGTTTAACGCCGGTATGCCTGGCGCATTGTATAAAAAGCCTTCAAAACGTGGCTTTTACAAGACGGTTCATGCGAACTGTACCCAAGAAGGTATGCCGACGCATATTCGTGCTATCGCCAAATTGCATGGTATCAAATGTTTGTAATTCGGCGAAGTACACCCGCGCAGGAATGGCCTGCAATCCGGTTCGATTCCGGAGCGGGGACTAATTTAAAAGGAGGATTAAAAGATGAAAAAATTTAAAATTGAATGGCTCGCCGTATGGGGAGTCGTGGCTTTTTTAAGCCTGGTGATGTTTTGCGTATTTATGAGCGCATGCAAAGGAGAATGGGTGAAAAACGCAATGGTGGTATGTGTCATCACGCTTTATGTAGGCATGATGGGTATGCTGATTTCCGCATTTAGAGGGGAGGGCTAAACATGGAGAAAAATAGTGTTGTAGCCGCTCGCGCGCGGTGGAATGGCGAGTATGCTATAAATGAGACAGGTATGGTGGAATGCGGTGGTCAACGCCGTTATCTTGGATTCTATGTGCGTAACCGTGTAGGTTTGCGTACATTTAACCCCTTGCAGCCCAAATGCTTGGATTGGGCGTATATGTATTTTGTGCTGGGGTGGAATCAGGCAAAATACGCTCGTATGTGTGAGCGTATCAAGCGTCAAAATGAAGCATATCGGGAGGCTATGCGCAAATGGTAGTGTATGAAACAGGTAGAAATACGTCAAGTAAAGAAAGGCGATTTGTTTCGTTTTACCCCAACCGGCAATTTATTTGTGCGCGGGGATTACGAGCGTAGTGAGAAAAAATTCAGTTATTATGCGTATGACGATGTGAACCATGAGGGGTTCGCGCGTGGTACGAGAAAAGTTTTTGTGGAGGATTGATTATGGTTATTGACCCAACAACATGCCCATACGTATTAGCGTGGGCGCAATGGATTATGTGTAAACCCTATGATTTCATAGAAATAATACTAACCGTTAACCCTAACAGTGTTATCGTTGAGGATGCGCGGTCGTTAGTAGAGGTTCCTAAAAAAGACATACCAAATAAGGTATGCCGGAAACTATATTTGTGATTTCTTGTTTTCTATTTTTGTGTGTGCCGGATCTGCACTCTTTAAGAGTTGCGGTCCGGCTTTTTAAGTTGTAGCCTTATGAAAAAAGTTATTGTAACAGTGGTATGCGCGGCGTTTTCAGCTGTGCTTTGGAATTGTGGTGGTAAAACCAAAATGTTACCGTCACACCACGAACAGTGGTTAATGTATTGCGACAAATACGGGGTGAATCCAGCAACCCCGACCGAGGAGCAGGAGAATTATTATCTGGATGTTTATGTTGGATCAACCGAGTGGGAGGAAGATTGCAATAATATCTGATATTTTAAAAACCATTGTCGACCTGGTTTTCTTCATGGTGAAGTTTTAAAGTTGATACATTATTATATATATGGCTAAATACGTATCGATATTGGATTATTATACCGGAACTTTGAATATCATAGAGCTGACAGAGGATGAACGCAAAGAATCTGAAAAATACGATGATTTTGAGTCATTTCTGGAGACATTAGGGGAAAAGTATGGCTTCGAATTGTCTAATTGCAATTGGATGGCATCAGACAATTTGAACATTAACCGCTACAAAGGCGGGAAAAAGGAGGCGAATACAGCATTGTTGGCTGTAGAATCGTATTTTTATTACATGTGGAACCGTTGGGGGCAAGAAGAATGCATGATTGCATTCCAGAATGCTTCATGTGGCCCTATGCATTTCTGGGCCAAGTGGGAATCATTGGCCAACAAAGATATTTTCGGTGCAGCGGAAAAGCTTTTTGCTGAATTGAGTGAAGACAATAGAGAGTTGTTAGTAAAACGCGCCCTGGAATGTTATGAGGGCAGAAAGGAGAGAAAAGTATGAAGCGAATATCACGTGCTCTATCAAATTTCGTAAATTTGATTGCAGTATTATATGTCTTGTTTATGGTGATTACAAAATTACAACCACTAGAGCATCAAGCGTTAGTAAATATTATTTATGTACTGTTATGCGCGGTATTTTTTAATCTAAATGCTTGGATGTGGAACAAGATTGAATCAAAATAATACTTTTTCATAACTACGCCTGGGGTGTGAATCCATTGTGATTCATGCCCCATTTTTTTTGATAACTATGGACTTAGTTGTAAATGGTGTTCAGGTGTCTTGTGTCAAGCGCCTGATAATTGATGGGTTCGTGCAGATGTTATTTGATAATGTAGATGAATCCATGAGAGTGTATAATGAACTGAGAAGTCACCATATTCGGTGTTATCATGCGGGTAAAAACGCGCCATCCGGACCATGCGTGGCGTTTCATGGAAGTATTCCAAAAATACGAGTTTATAATGAATTTAGCAAAAATCAAGATCGCCGGTACACAGTATGATCGCCGGTGTAAATTGACTGAAGAGCAAAAACAAGCAATACGGGAAGAATATGCTAAGGGTGCTATCAGTATGGCAACTCTTGGAAAAAAATACGGGGTTTCTAGGGCGTATGTGTCCCTGTTACTTGACCGGGAAAAGATGAATCGTGTCAAAGAAACAGGAAGACTGGCCCGCGCTCAGGGAAAATACCGTAAGACCCCAGAAGAGGCGAAGAAGTACGCTGAGGAACATAAGGCGTATAAGAAAAAATTGTATAACGATTATAAGATTTAGACATGAAAAAATGCCAATTAAATATATCCCAAGTATTATTACACACCATGTGTTTTGGGCACATGGACATGGAGTTTTCTGTAATAGACGCGGAAAACCTTGTGGTTGAGGTTCCAAATATCGGAAGAGTACATTTGGATGCGGCGGTGGACGCTGATATAAACGGTTTCATCAAATTAAATGCTCAGTCGGATGAAGACCATCAAATTGACTTAGATACGCTATATGTAGACACTATTGAAATCGCGGAATGTGCTCCGTACCCGACCTTGCGTATTCGTTATACCTTCAAACAATCTGAAGAGTGTTGGAGATATTGTGAAGGCAGAACTCATACAATGGAAATGGTTAAGACAAACAATGAGTTGTATATCCCAGGAACGATTGCGTATTGGGCGTTGGCGTTGTATTCGCCGGATTGTGCGGTATTTTGGTAAAAATAAAGAAAGATGAAAGAGCAAAAACCAAAAACAAACATTGATAAGATCGTGGAAGCGTGTTGGCTGGATGGTTCTTCATTGGCCTCTGTATATGTATTAGAGGCGTTGAGACTGGGCGTGAGTTGCTATATAGACCCCAATCTGGTTTCAGATGAAGAAATTCTGAAAGCGTGGGGCATCATGGACTCCCCAGCAGGAGTCCGCGCTAAAATGAAACGTATCTTGGAAACAATACAACAATAGATTTTGCTATGAAAGAAGATTACCTGAAAGACCCAAAATCTCACCCGCATTACGGTGAGGTGCAATACGATGTGAACGGAAACCCAATTTGTCATATTTGTGGCAAGTCATTTCCTAAACTTGGCGCACATATCTGGAGTGGACATAAAATCAAAATGCGCGAATATTGCGAAATATTCGGGCTTGATGTGAAACATGGAGTGTGTAGTAAAGAATACAAGAATAGAATGCGTGATCATGTATATAAGCATTACGATACAGTGGTGACCAAAAATTTGTTGAAAAAGGGTACTAAATCTCGGTTTAAATCTGGAGGTAAGGGTCGGACAAAAGACATGATGTCCGAGCAGACAAGAAGACGTGTGGCTGATTTAGGTAGGAAGACGGGAGCAATCAATATTAAGAAAACCAGAAACTACGTGAAACACGAAGCAAATGAAGTTTTCTCAAAATTTGAGAAGATTGTAAAAGATAACTCTGATGAGAAAACTGTGTGTTTTATTGACCGAGGAAGTTGGTCTGATCCTCAAATCGCCATTTATGGCAAGTTGTTGAATTATTACGATGTAGAGAGTCTTTTACCTGAAGATTGTAATGAACCAACTAATCATGATTGGGTGAGCGCCGCTATGGATTCGTATTTTGGATATACTGAGAGTAATGTGTGTCTTAACGATTTTACGTCTGAAGACGCAATGAGCGTTGTAAATATCATTGAAATTAAATCGAATTGAAAATGGAGAAGAAATATAAACTAACCGATGTTTTTATAGAACATCATGGCCATAGATTATACCAAATTCAAGCTTTACGCGATTTTGGAAACGTAAAAGCCGGAGATCTGGGAGGATATATCGAAAGTGAATCCTGCTTATCACATGAAGAAAATGCATGGGTGTATGGAGATGCTATGGTGTCTGGCAATGCAAAAGTATTTGGCAATGCTAAGGTATTAGGCGATACTGACATATCAGATGATGCCTATGCATTTGGCAATGCTGAGGTGTGTGGTAATGCTATGGTGTGTGGTAATGCTATGGTACATGGTAATACCAAGGTTTTCGGTAATGCTATGGTGTGTGGTAATGCTGAAATATATGGTTACGCTAGGGTTTTCGGCAATGCTATGGTGTATGGAGAGGCTGAAATATATGGTTACGCTATGGTGTATGGAGAGGCTGAAATATATGGTAACGCCAAGGTTTTCGGCAATGCTTTAGTATTAGATTCCTCAATTATCTGTGGTACCGCTTCAGTATGTGGAGAGGCAGTAATACAAGGAAGCGCTGTCTTACGGTGTAAGGCAGATTACATCTTATTTAAAAATTGGTGGTCCAGTGGCAGGTTTTTTACTTGGACACGTAGTAATGATATGTGGCGTGTTGGGTGTTTTTATGGCACTGGAGAAGAACTGGTCAAAAAAGCTTTTCAAGATTCAGAGGAATCTGGAAGAGAGTATAAGCGAATTGTGGACTATGTTGAGAGTATTAAAAATCAGTCTTTAACTTAAATTCAAGCGGTAAAAATGGAAAACAAATTCAAATCACAAACCCCAGTTGATTTTTGTGGTGTTAGAATATTTGCACATAACACAATTCTGGATTTGGGGGTAGGATATATCAGTTATGCGAGAGACCTTCACGAAACAGCAGTGGTCTTAAAGGGCGCTGACGGATTAGGCACCATTTATATGATTGTTGATGGCGACAAAAGAAAGGAAGTGGAAAAAGTAATTGAAGAATACAGTCAGGACAAATGGCTTAAAGAGGGTTTGTTTGGAGAAGTGTTGGCTTGGGCATGCCAGCACCCCGACTTAAATGTTGCCAGAAGTTCTATTGGGAGATTGAATTCACGATGCGATTTGAAGTCAATTAAACCTGTAATTGTAATTCCTTATGAATAATATATCATTCATTGTCCTTGCATCATTCGGATATGGTGTTGGAACAGACAAAACCCTGACAACAAAGTGTATGTCTGATTTAAAGAAGTCTAAGTGTTTGTTGGATAAACCACTCAAAACTGTGGAAAGTTTGCTGGAAGGTGAGAGTGGTACTACGAGGCATCTTGTGGAAATGAGATTGACTCCATTTGGTTTGCGTAAATTGTTGTTTGACTATATATATCCTGAAGAAATCATACATACCGGAGGCAGTATCACACTGAATTATGGATGGTGTGACGCTATAGGATTTGACGCCACCACACAAGAAAATTATTCAAACAAATGTCTTGATGCGGCTGATTTACAGGCAGCCAAGTTATGCAAAAAATTAACTGGGCAAACCTATTATCAGTGGGATAAGGAATTTCCTTATGCGTGCCAATGCATCATAGCTATGGCGGGATATACAAATCATTCAGCGTATGTCACCCCGGTTGTTGAGCGTGATGGTAAATATGAGTTGTGCGAAGAAACATGGAAATTCTTTGAAGAACAAATGCGCAACACATGCGATAAATGGGAAGATGAATTTATTGATTTTTTTGATTTGTAATATGGAAACAAACAATGAACCCATTTGGGTAAAATATATGCCGGATTATGTCAACTTATATTATGTTGACTACCGCGATGATCTGCGGAATCAAGTCAAATTATTGGAAGAAACCGTTCAGAAGAACTGCCTATATCCGTTGTCGGAAACCGTATATGACTTATGGGATTACCCGGAAGGAGAATATCTCACTGAAATTCGTCGAAAAATGGAAGATGACGGTTTGTTGGATGTTTATGAGGAAAATGAGGATGAAATTAGAGACTGGCTTTGGGGACACGACTCCTCAGATGCGGTGAGGGATTTATTGCGCAACACTGGAACAGTAACCATGTTTTACTCGCTTGGTATTGATGTACCTGAAGGCGTTTATTGTCGTGAATATGGGTGCCTCTATGGTAATGATTCATTCAGTATGGTTGCGTATAAAATTAGGCGTGCGCTTGGTATTGCCAAAGACGATCCGGCGGCGCGCTTGGTCGACAGTATTGTGGCAAATTCACCATACGGAGGTGAGCTGAAGATATATTTTGAAGCGGAAATCTCCGATTTGATTGCTGATGATAAATATGACGACAATTCCAGCAAACAGGATTTCAAATCCATTCAGTTCAAAGGCAAGCATATTGTCGCTTTACATGATTCCGCTGGAGGCTCAGGGGATTACGAGGAGATTGAATTGGATTTATCTCTTCCATTTAACCGGGAAAACTTACATGTTTCTCAGATTGAGAAATACAGCATGGAAAGCGTATGTGGACACGGTTGGTCTTGGTGTGACACTAACGGTGAGGTTATTTGTAGTTTTTCAGCACCTAAAAGAAAGTCAATTAAAAAATCCAAAACCAACGCCAGACTATCCAGGGAAGCGCAATACAGTAAGACTTTTAAGGAGGGAGGGTGTACATTTGGCGACATGGATATCAGTCGCCATAGAAATGTATATTATGACAACGGTTTCCCCGCTGGACACCGTTGTCCGCATTGTGGAACATTTTGGATTGATTGATTATGAAAAAAATAGTTATTACCAATACTATTCCCCACAATATTATTGTAGACGGGGTTTTAAAAGGATCTGTGTATTTGTGTCGTCCTAAGTGCAAGTCTCGGTACTGGTCGATATCTTGTGTACCAGGTAAGGGATGGAATACATATTCAGAAGCATGTGATTACGCTAGAAACCATGTAAACTATGAATGAGACTAAAAAAATAATTAGTTATCTGGTGCAAATTGAACTTAGATATAATGACGTCCCAACCCCATCTTTGAGTGAGAATCGTAGTAAAGTTGTTACCATTGGTATTTATGATTCTCTTGAAGAGAGCATAGAAAATGGCAATGAAGCTATTAAATGTTTATCTAGCTTTTTTGAAGTACATCGTGATGACCAATTTACATTAAAAAATCGATTGGGGTACCCAAAACTTTTAGTAAGCAATTGTTGGTACCCAACAAAAAACATTGTTTATTATGCTCGGATTATTCCTTTGCAGTTTTCCGAGTTAAAGGAAGCTATATATGAAGTTTTTCAAGCTTACGAAAGATATATGCTATATTTAGAAAACGAATGCAAGTATGATACGGACAGTTAAAGAATTAAAAGAGGCGATATCACATCTAGACGATGATGATTTTGTTTATGCAATAGATTGCAATGGTACCCCATTAGACATACTCTATGTGGATGATGGTACAAGTATCGGTTTTTGGGAGTTAAAATTGGCTGATTCGTGTGAGTTTTTCCCTCAATACAATAAACATCAAGTGTCTAATACACAGAGTAATAGTGCAATATTCAATGATTAGAATTCAATATAAATAAATATTTTATTCAAAAATAATTGAACGATTATGATACGGACAATCAAGGAATTAAGAGAGGCTATTGAAGACCTCCCAGACGATAATATTATATATGCCCAGACAAGCGATGGAAGTATTTTCGACATCTTGTGTGTCGAGGATGCGACATCGGTAGGTTTCTGGGAAATCAGACTAGATGATGTTTGTACGGCGTATGGTAAACGATGGCAGGACATTTTTACGATGTTCTGCCATCAATGTTTTCAGTTCTGGATACGTGAAGGGTATTCCTTAACCGAGGCTCATGCAAGAGCCAAGGCTGAAACATTGGCGCTCAAACATGATCCGTTTTCTCCACATGGAGAGGAGGTCGACAAACGAGCATTGAAGAAATGGGAGCAAACATACAATACAATAAAAATCGAGAACTATGGGAAGGAAATTTAATCCAGAATACATCCAAAAGATTGAAAAAATGATTACTGAAATCAATCTGGATGAAAAAGAATTTGACGATTATACCCAGATTTGTTTGAGCCTGCAGGATGCGGTTCGCGCTGCATCGACAATTTTTGGGTGTCATACAGACGAGGAGAAACATAAGATGGCTGGATTTATCCATGAGCTGTCGTATTGTATGGTCACAAAGCTGCAGGAGTTTGACATAACATTTAAACGAAAGGAGGGGTGATATGTTAGTTGATTTAACGCCTATTGAATCTGAAATAGAGAGATGTACGCAATTACTGCAAACTCATTTTCCAGAGCTGTCGAAAGATAAATATTATCTGTATATGCAAAGCGATCCACGATTGCATCTTGAAACCGGATTTTACGTTTCTCCATCAGGGAATTTTGGTTTCAATTTCTTTGCAGAAACACATGAAAGTTGTGAATCGTATGGCGAGTTTTGGTATTCATTAGACGAAGAAACAGGGGAATTCGTAAACTGTTATGGAGTTGCAGATAATTTACAACAAATTAAAGAATATTTCTCAAAGCAAATTCATGATCCTGAAAATCGTTATTGGATTAGTATTCATTATATATCTCAAAATAAAGAGCGTGCTGGTAAGGGTGGTGGTTGGAGATGGCATAAATGGGGTCCGTATATTGGAAATCTGGAACCCCAATGTGAATATTTGGACGATGAGGATTTTGGACCTGATTTTTCCGGACATGTAATTTGTTTCCATTGCTATAAACTGAATTAATATGGCTAAAAAAAGATATTACACTACATTGCGCGGCCTTTTTCAAAACTTGGGGTTGCGCAATTTTACTTTGGAGGAGTTTATCAGCCGAAGGGTGTATGATAATGTCAGACATGAGTGGATTACAGTACAATTATCTGACGATTTGTCAGATGAGATAGCTGTATTATTGGCCAGTGCATTGGTTTCTAAACGATATGTCGATAAGTATGCGACATTAATGCATAATGCTGATACTACTTATGGAATTTATCGTAGACTATGGGTGACTAAAGCTCAAAATGGGTTTCGTGCCGACTACTGTGCCGGTCAAGATTATCCGGCAGAAATCAGATATATACAGCATTTACTGAGGAGGTGATATGGCTAAAACAGAATTATTTAATACCTACAAAATCCCCACTTATGCAATATGTGCATTAGAATATGGAGATTATAGTGACCTTGAAGACAAAGACATTGAAAATATAGAAAAGTTTAAAGGAACGCTAAATAAAGCTTGTCCATTAGGATATATTTTAGACTGGGACCAAGAAACCCTGAACTCCCCGTATTTTACTAGTGTTCCAGAATTTGGGCTTCCTATGGATGTTACTGATTGCAAAGTGTATCGTATTATGCCGGAAAACTGGAATATTGAAAAAGTGTGGTGGCATCATTTCCCATACCCGGTTCGTCATATTAATGTAGATGGTAAAGCATATACGATTGCTACAACAAAGCTTTATGATAGGTTGCTTGTTGCATTATTATCTGGAGATAAGGGTGCGGCTACGCTTGATGATAGTATTTTATACTATTGCACTCTTGAAGAAATGTACAAATTAACTGATGAAGAACTTTATAAATTGACCGAATAATATGAAAATTAATAGTCCGAGGCATTTCCTGGAGGCTCTGCAGCAAAGCCGGGAAATATGTGAAAAAATAGCTTTAAATCAAAAACTTGCTGCTGGTAAAATATATGCTCTTGCAAACAAAATGGAGCGTGTTGTCGGAGATAATGAGGAAGCAAGACAAATGTTGCATGAATTGGAAGATATGATAGACAACTTACATGATCAATTGTGTCGGCCACATTTTTCTGGATCATTCCAGGACTGTATTATGAGAATCCTTACTTATGAAGCAAATTCCCTCATAAACCATGAACAATATCCGGAATGCTCACCGTCTGAATATTGTTTGAGTGGAGATTTTGCTCCATACAGCATGACATTTAGTGAGAGACGTGAAGACGGGCGTTGTGGGTTGTGTGGTGGTATTATTTATCACGGAACTCCAGACACTGGATATGAGGAGAATGGAAGTGTTTCATTGTCACCATCTTATGGTTGGCAAATTCATACATAAAGACTGTAACAATGGAAGACAAGATATTAATGGAATTTTTCAACCACGATCGCTGGGTTAAGGCGATTGACAAAGGGGTTGGAAAAGATATCCGGAAGGACCAATTGATTCTGTTGTGTAGCGAAGACACCAGGATCATGATGGCTGATATGATTAGAGCGGGGAAGTATGAGATTGCCCCGCCACATACCGCCAAGATACCGAAAGACAACGGTGATTTCCGAACAGTTTATGTGAACGAACCTATCGATCGGGTGTTGTTGAGTATTGCCAATGATTTGCTATTTGACCTGATGCCCGAGATGATCCACAAATCATGCAAATCATATCAAACTGGGATTGGTTGTGGCAAGGTTGTGAAAGAGGTCAGTGCTCAAATATGTAAGGCGAATAACGAAGGTTTTCTGGGATGGAAATCGGATCTGTCTAAGTATTTTGATAGTGTTCCGCTGCAATACGTTGACCAAGCGTTTGATTCTGTTGAAGCAAAACATGGTAAGTCGGCATTGATTGATGTGCTACGAAAATACTATCATTCAAACCTGTATTTTGATGAGGAAGGTAATCTGCAGTCTCAATACCAGTCATTAAAACAGGGTTGTGCAGTAGCGAGTTGGCTGGCTAATGTATTGCTGTATCACATTGATGAAAAACTGTCGAATTTAGACGGATTCTATGTAAGATACTCGGATGATATGCTGTTTATTGGTCCGGATTACAAAAAGGCTATGGAGATACTGCAGGAAATGCTTGGCGCTATGGAGATGCGCTTGAACCCTAAGAAAGTTGAGTATCTGACAAATGACAGATGGTTTAAATTCTTGGGGTACAGTATCAAAGGGGCAAGTATATCACTCTCATCTTCTCGGATTAAGAAATTCCAACATGAGATTGAGAGCAGAACCATAAAGAAGCGCGGTTTATCGTTACAAAAGGCGCTGAACTCTGTCAATAGTTTCCTGTATAAAGGCAACGGAGAGTTCAGTTGGGCCACTCAGATTCTTCCAGTATGTAACGTCACCAAGGACATCAACGAATTAAACAAATTTGTGATGGATTGTTTGCGATCCGTTGCAACCGGAAAGAAAAAATTGGGTGGCCTGGGGTACATACCAACCCAGTCAGAGGGGTGTATTTCCAGAGGATTAGGAAGAAACGTAAAGATGAACCGAAGTAAAATACCTCATCTCGACGGATATATGACGCTGGGTTGTATGCAAAAAGCGCTGTGGACAAGTCGTGACGTCTACAATACTTTGGTGATGTCTTTATAAAATACAGGTAGCACAGCCTTTATATCCAAGGACAATAATTCAATATACTGTACTCAATTCCAGGAGCCGACGTGCCTTCGCCGATCAAAGATCAGCTACAGAACGTCGGGACCTGGATACATACAGTATGTATCACTTAGCTATAGCGATGTGTCGTGTGTTTGAGGATATAACCCAAGTGTATGGGGGCAATAAAGAGTCATTATTAATCACCAGCTAATTACTAGATTAACAGAGATGTGATCAGGTAATAACTTCCCTGATTACATCCCCGTTAAATCCCGAACTTCGCTGGAAGAATCATTAAAATATAGCAATACACCATTTGACTTGATATTGTAAATTAATAAAGTGCATAATTAAAACTCAATGGGCAAATTTTAATTATACGCCTTTAACAAGCTCTTTCGAGTCTACTTGATGCCTAACCGGCAGCAACTCGACTCATGCATAGCTTGACATGCGTATTATATCAACACACTATAGAAATGCACAGTTGCTCTGAGAGTTTTTTCTTATCTAACGCAAGATTAACAGCCAAGAAATCTTTTCAATATTTCTGGAAATCAATCGGACGTTTCGCCTCACTTCAGCTTGCATACAAGCTTCCGTTGGTCAGAAACGCCTTATAATTTCCAGAGATACATCAACACACTATAGAAATGCGTCTGGATTTTGAGGCTGTTTGTTAGTGCAACATGATGTTTCAAGGATTATAATTCACACACTGGCTTATAATATCACGACGCCGCGCTGCAATCCGCATACCGCTCTAGGCCGCGCGGCGTCGTTGATAGTAACTCCAGTGTACATCATATTATTATAGAAATGCACCATATAATCGAGAAACATCAAAACCTAGCGCAAGGTTAACTGTCAAGAATTTATATTTAGTTCCTGTGTACATACTGGATGGGTTATGAGATGAACGATCAATATTTGATCGCTCATCTCATCCCTGTATCCATATATTCCACAGGATACATCACAACAATAAAGAAACGCGTCAAAAATTTGAGACAGTAAGATAACACAATCTAAATTTCCCAAGAATCTTTGTTTAGAACACAGAATGGAATGTATGACTCTGGTAAACCCTCCTATGGAGGCTTTAAGGTGTCATCATCCATACTATGTTCATCTAATTTATAAAGCAATGTGTCGTTAGATTTGAGGGGCTAAAAAGTAAAAACATGGAGAATATTTTTTTACAGGCAATTGAGGCTGTAGAGTCTGGAGCAAAATTCGTTATTAATTTTGACACAAAAAGTTGCCGGATTAATAAACACTGGATTATAAAAAATGGAGAGTATTCCGGCAATTTAGGAGTGGAGTTAGATGATGAAGCAACTTTTTTAGAAAAAGTGGAAAAGCTTTTTGAACTCTACAGCCATTCAATTCCATCAGAACGTACTGAAAATCGCCGAAAAAATTATTTTAAAGCGATTGAGGAAAAAGGTTTGAGCGATGACGATATGCTCTATGGTGAGCGTAGAGAAATCGCTCAGTTTGAGTTAGAATTTTACGTTCTTGCTCAGTCCATTCTTGGATTTCAATGGAACCAAGACACAATGGGGCGTTGGTTCTGGCAAAGCCCTGCCAATAAGAGATTGATAATTTTAAAACAATGGATTAACAAATAAAAACAAAAGATTATGATTAAGAAAGTAAATAAAATGACCGTAGAAGAGAGAATTGAAGCATTAAAACAAGCTGGCGTTGATGTGAGCCATCTATTTTCCATGAAAGGGGCTGCAGGGGGAGAAATGTTGGCGTCTAATGCCAATGGAAAACTCACAATCGTTCAGGATGATGATCCTATCTATGGATACATCAAGTCTCAGGGAGACATTCCAAATCGTCAGTTATTCAGACGCTGGGTGATGAGCCAAATGTTCCATATTTTGGCACAAGGTATTGAGAATAAAAATAGAAGAGCATGCCGACCAACAAAAAACACAACTGAAGTGATTCGCGGATTCGGTTATGAATACCAGTGGAAAATGACCATCAACGAGTTTTATGCTCAAATGAAAATGTTCAAAAATGGAGATATGGTCAATTTTAATGACCGTAACTTATGGTTCAATAAGGAGGTTGTACTAGATATGATTGATGATTATATAGTACAATTGAGTAAGAAGCTGGAGAAGGCGAATCGTAAGAATTGTAAAGGTGTCCCTTATATCAAAATAAATGGTCAAAATGTATTTGTGGAAGATGTTCCGAGAAAAATTTTCAGACCCTTAAATACTGCAAAATTCCAGGTATTGTATTCTTCAGATCCAGAAACGCTTTACTACAACATTGTAAAGTTCAACAATACAAGATTGAAAGTTGTAAAGAAGGTAAAAGAAATGAAGCAAGCAGAGGCGTGGTTGAACGCATACAAAGGTTCTGGTGCGTACTTTACGATGCAGAATATGATCCGCTTCCACGGCTGTGTATTTATGTCTGAAAAGGGCACAAAACTGAGCAAAAGCAATTCTTTACAGCGTTTGACAAGTTTGTCAAAGAAATATCATGGAGAAGGCTGGAGAATGATCGGCGTGCTGAAGCAGATGTTGCTGGACAATAATATTGACATCGAAAAAAAGATGTCTGAATGGAAAAAGAGATAAGCCATAATATTAATCTTTACCCCTATAGCTGAAGTGAAATTTGGCTGTAGGGGTTTAATTTTTTAAGACATGGATAAGCAGGATTTAATATTAGAGATTGGCAAAGTTGCTACCCAGGGATTTGAAATGCATGGCAAATTATTTAATCAAGCTAAACAGCTAATCAAGAAACTTGCGCTTTTAAATGGAGGAGAAGTGGATGTAGAACTATGGCTGAGCTTTGTTGATGGACAAGCAGACCCATTTTGTATTCGGAAGGTCTATGTCAATGTATATGGAGAAGTCATGATGTCAGGAAATACTCAGGATGGTGATTATACAGAATATGATTTGTATTCTCTCCCAGATGGGGGTATCTTTTATTTGTGTGACGAAATCTATGAAAAATATATAAAGGAGTAATTATGAAACATACAGATTTTTGGCCTGAAATTCAGGATATTAAGAGAAGAGAACTTAATGAATTGCTTGAATGTTTAAAACAATATGACGGTTCTTATTCTTGGCTCAATGGGGATGGGGAATTAATGGATGATTCTCCAATTATTGCTGTGAATTACGGTGGCTGTTGCCCGAACCCGATCGATGTATGCGTGGAGTGGGTGGAAGCACATCAAGGTGGAGTAGAAATACATGGCGTTGAAAAAGAGTATGGTACAGAAGTAATATGTACCAACGAAGATGTATTTGCCGGACACTTGTCCGCAATTATAGATTATATCGAATAAACCAATAAAAATAGGAGATATGTTTAAGGAATATGTATTAAACTGGTATAATGAATATATCAGTGATCACGAAGACGTTGCTGAAGATATTGTGAAAATATTAGGAGATGCTGTTTTTCTTCCAGATGAAGATGAAACAATTTTGGATGCTTTGAGGTGTGTGGATGACGCAGAACTGATTTATTCTAAGTTTTTTGCATACGGTAGTAAATGCGAACTCCCTGATCTTCCAAGCACCGAAGAGTTTTTAGTTGACGTTTTTAAAATATGTACATTGCCGGAATATGGGTTTGTAAATGATTTCTTATATGATATGGCGGCTCATGCTGCTGGATATAACAATCCGAAGGAGTTCTTTAATGATCTCGAGTATGGCGGGTGTCAGTCTGGATTGATCGGAATGCTTATATATAATTCTGACTGTAAAAAGATTTATATAGAGCATATAGATGATTTTGAGAATATGATCGAGGATTACCAAGAGGAAATTGGTGAACCGATAGTCAACAAATCCGGCGTGCCCAGATACACATTTGCAACTTGGTTTGCGTATGAAGAGTTGGGAATGTCTATTGCAAATCAGTTGTGGAATGATTTTTAAGAAATGTAAGGACGGATTTGTTTGGCTGGTGTTATCCAGAGAACAAGCATTGCAAGTTTGGGATCAAGAGATTTTCGAACTATTCAAATTATACGATGATGGTTCGGAAGGAGCTGTTGATAACCGTGAAGAAATATTGACTCATCAGGGACAATTCGGTGTGGAAATGGGATTTGTTACTCCTGACGGTGTTGAAAAAGTTTTTGAAATAATTTGATGTATAACAGGCGTTCAGTAATGGGCGCCTTAATTTTTATAGTATGGGATATTGTAATTCAGACATAGCCCACTGGTGGGCAAACGGTAAAAAAGAAACTGCCAGAGGCAGTAATTTTAGTTTTGACGGACCTAAACTGTACTCGTATTCAACGGTGATTGCAGATATTGTTGAATATAATAATCAAAGAATATATTTTGTGAATAACGCGTCATACTCCTCTTCAACAAGCACGCATCAGTCGTATTGTCTTGGTGCAATACCAGTTGGTGCAAAAATAATATTTATATCTTCAAAATTTGTGTATGGATGGGCGGGGATTTGCAAGTATAAAGAAGAATGGATGATTTCTGATATCCAAGGAATTGCATGGGATATCATTAACGAATTGGTTGAAGGGGTGTGTGATGTTGTTGATTCTAAAACAATGAACACAGAAAACAATTATCCCTGGAGCAGATTTGAGGATCTTGTTTTCTTAATGGAGACCTTTCCGATTTATTCATTCAATAAGATTCTTACAACTAAAAACTCCGAACTTGAATTACACTTGAAGAATGGTATGAAGGGTGGTGTGGCGAAGCGTGTTCTGAAAGCTTTGCGTGGTGGATGCAAAAACTATAAGACCCTTGTTATTGAGTCTATGGGACAACGTGTGTGGGAAAGCTATGTAGCCAGAACGATGTCTGCCAGAACGAGAAAAAAATTAGAAATTTGGAATACATTATTGTGTTCAAATCCCAGATCATATAAAAGATATGATGTTAAATATGATAAAAAATGGAAATCTCAGAAATCCAGAACCATATATACTGGGCTTACAATAAGCAGCTCGTATAATATCACCTCTAAAGAATTAAATGCAATATTAAGTAAGCCAAATGGTATTGATGAACTGTTGAGAATTAAACAGCGTCATATTGATTGCGCTATAACAGATACAGAGGTGAGAAATAGAGAGCTGCATATAAAGCAAACTAAGTGTAGGTTGAAAAATTTTATATTTCCAGAACTTAAATCATCTTACTGGTCCAGAATTATTGTTTATAACAACGAGACGTTAGAGATTGACTGCTGGGAGGACGATATAACTAAAATCACCCCAGAGATTTATTCCCGCTTTTGTCAAGCCTCCAATTATCAGGAAAAGTTAGAATTGCGCGAACAAGTCCGGGCTGGCGCGTATGAAAGGTATAAGAGAAAGTTGGCACGGGCTGAGGAATATAGGCTTCGGGCCGAAGAGGATCGCCTTCAAAGAGCTAAGTTTCAACAAATTGTAGCTGAAATGCGTGTAAACGGTGATTATGAGGGGATTATTAAACTTTGGAGAGATGGGGAAATCCCTGATCTATACAACACATCTTTATCTGCAGAACATTATCATGGAGGAAATGTACTGCTTCGATATGTACCTGGAAAGAGCTACGTGGAGACATCCAAGAATATCAAGATTGAAATTGAAGAATGTCGCAGACTATGGCCAATCATGCAGCGTATGCATCAAACACAAGAGTTATCGGATTTTACGGTCCATTCTACTTCTGGAGAGTGGGACCCAAGCAGATTCCAGAAAGATATTTTGATTGCCGGGTGTCATGCAATTGCATATTATGAGATGGAAAATATTGCAAAACAATTAAACTTTTAGAGATGAAAACAAACACTACAATGAACAGGGCTGCAGGAATTGTCGCGCAGCCCTCTATCAAACGTCTAACCAAGGATGAAATAAAACAAGCTATACCGCCAGACGAATCGATAAGAATTGGGTATATCCCACTTATATTGATGAGGGTTATCAAAAGATACATGGATTCATTGATATCAGTGTGTGCCAAAAACAAACTTCCTTATGTGAAGGAAACAAGAGAGCTACGTAAGTTGTGGGAAGCTTACGAGATGCGAGTGCCTATGGAACCTGGTACTACCGGAACTACTTTGGATGAGATTGTGGATACATTTTTCGATAAAGCTGGGATGAATGTGGAAGTACTGAGATATTCTATCAATCACGAGCTGTTCAAAGCCTATATCGGAGAGAAAACGTATGTCTATGAGCTTCACACATATTCGTATTGTGTTCAGATGATGGCAGAATATACAATTCGATATGAAATCGAAACCAGCAAACATATTACGGAACTTATTGGGGTGCCATATAAATCTTATGAAATAAATTTAATTCAAAAAATTTATAATATATGTAAAGATATATCGTCTGAGTACCCGGTAAATAGAGAAGGTATGATAAACATGGCTATGGATATTATAGGGCAAAAGGTCGATAGTATCATCATTGGTATTTCATCGGTAAAAATCTAATAAAACTAAAAAAATCAATATAAGGAGAACTGAGGGTGCATTCTCAGTTCTATTTATAATAAATACTATTTGGAAATTATGAAAGAAAAAGAATTTGTAACTGTAGCGTTTGATTGGGAATTGGCAAAGCGTATCATTGAACAAGAAATCCCAGGTATATTTAGACAAAAAAGTGGTCAACAGATGTGTTGTTGTGGCGTACATGAAGATGAAAAGTATGCATTATTTTGCATGGATGGAGTTGGGTACAGTCTGCAATACATGTATAACTTAAAAGGACAATCCATTACTTTCCCGGTTAAATCCGCAGATTTGGTAATTGAAATTCCGTTTGTGTATGTCATGAAAGAAGGCGACGTTGCTGTCGGCAGAGGAGAAAATGATACCATTATTTGTATTGTGAAGTCGGTTGAAAATCAACCGGATGGGAAATTACAAATCCGAACCCATGCATCATTTAACATGGACAAAGGTACACTGACGTTTGACAGCAGTGATTTCAAAGATGTAAAAACTATAACACCAGCATCTGATATTGAGACGTATGTATTGTTCGATCAGTTGGTACGCAGTAATGCGCTGGAGGCAAATGTGATTTTGCAGAAGTTCTTTGATGTTAATATACCCACATCACCGCTAGCAAGCCAACAAGACTCAGATGAAAAGGATGAACAAGGTTCACAATCAGGATTCTGGTTTGGGGGAGCAATAGAGGCCCTCAATTTTGGAGGAGTGCTTCGAAGACTGGGATGGGATAATCGTAGTCTTGTAGTATTCAAACAAATCCCAGCTGATATTGGAGAGAATGTTGTTCCAAAAATGACCAGTCTTCCTCAGAACGCTAAGGATATCATTTTGGAGTCACAAAAACGCATCTCTTACAACAACCAGTGTATTCTGTATAATCTGCACACCGGAGAAGCCACATCATGGATTCCCACAATGGAAGACATTTTTTCAAAAGACTGGGTGCGTGTTCAGCCATAATAAAAACCGAAATATTAATACTGCCTCCATAGAAATATGGGGGCTTTTATTTTTACTAATATGACAAAGAAATATGAATTAACAGACGAAGTTAAGTGCTTAGACAATAACATCACGTTACATAGAATCAAGGCTTTACGTGATTTTGGGAATGTAAAAGCTGGAGATCTGGGAGGATACATTGAGAGTGAAGATAATTTGTCTCAGTGGGGCTTGTCTTGGGTAGGAGATGCTGCGTGTGTATATGCAAATGCCCGTGTGAGAACAAGTGCTGTAGTAAGTGGTGATGCACATGTCTTTGGAAAAGCAAGTGTTCAAGGTTCTGCACATGTCTTTGAAAATGCTAAGGTTTGTGGAGACGCTGTTGTTGAAGGTTGTTGTCAAATTTATGGCTGTGCAAAAATACAGGATGATGCGTGGATTACAGATAGTGCGCATGTTTATGATAATGCAGAGGTCAGCGGCAGTGCATGGGCGAGAGATTGCGCTGAAATTCAGGGAGATGCTATTGTAACAGGTTCTTCTTATGTTGGAGGGATAGCAGCAATTGGAGGAGATGTTACATTAGTGTCTGGACAAATTGTAGGGAAAGCATGTGTTTTTAATAACCATGAACATTGTGGGTTTGATTGTTTTGGAAGTGAGAATAGACACACACACGCATACATAACCAGTGATAATAGCATTGAAATTACCTGTGGATGCTTTACTGGTACAATTGATGAGTTTGAAGCCGCTGTGCATAAAACACATGCTGGAAATAGATGTGAAAAAGAGTATATGGCCATTATTGAGGTTATTAAAATCAAATTTAAGCATGATTGAGTTATGAAGGATATATGTTGCTACTGCCGACACTTAGAAACCAATATTGAAGCAGTAAGTCCAACAGAGGGAACCATGTCGTACTTTTGTAAAATTTATAACAAACAAGTGAAATGGGGTGATAGATGTTGTGGTACGGCGTTTGCAAACAAACATTAATTATAACAAAAATGACATGAAAACAGAATGGGTTACTCAGCCGTTCGATGTTGATACGGCTAAAAAAATACAAAACGGTGAGATTGAAGGTCGAATTAAAACCCGCAATGGGGTAAAAGCGAGAATAGTTTGCTGGGATTATAAATCCGAATCTCAGGACTACCCAATATTGGCATTAATTACCACTGATTCGCAAGAAATCCCAACTCCATATTCGATTAATGGTAAATATAATATATACGGATATGAAGTGGAAAATGGCCAAGATTTAGTAATTCAAATTCCAGAATACCAGACCTTAAAATGCGGAGATATAGCTGTTTTTATATGGGGAAACAAGAATGAAGAAGAGAGGTGGATTGTTCTTGTAAAAAGTGTAGAAATTGATCAGTCGGAAACTATTATAAGAGCTTATGCGGTTTTATGTTTGAAACATCATGGAGAAAATAATTTTCCAATGGGGATTGATGTTTTTGTGTGTAATCCTGAGAGGGTAAGAATACCAACTGAAGAAGAGATACAAGTTTTTATGGATGCTCTGGAAACCAGTAAGATATCTAGAGCGAAAGAATATTGTCAACGCTTTTTTAGTGCAGAAAACTCTTCAAAACTTTCCAATTCTGAAAAGATTGGAGAGAATTTGAATCTGAAAGATGATCTGGAGAACAAAGCAGTTAAAAATTATATGGACGGAGATATTATTGCCGGACCAAGGGGTTCGTTTCGAAAAGGTTTTTGTTCTGGATGGGAAACTGCTCTACGTTTTGCCAGGGATTTAATTAAAAACAGTCACTCGTTGCCTGCAGAATATAGTAAGCTGGTCGACGAACATTTTGATGAATTAATCTAAGCGTATGGAAGAATTAGAACCAGGAACCCTTGTGATGATGGTGAAGAATAACGATGGATCGTTTTCTCCAGTAAGCATGACAAAAGAACAGGCGTTCATTATAAATCGTTTTGTAGGCAAACTTAGTGAAGATAAAGCGTTAATAAAAACCAACGAGAAATATGATAAAAGAATTGAGCATTAAAGAAATCCATGACGCATTTAAGCGCCAGGAACAATGGATTATGGCAGTAACGTGGCATTACCCACATGAGCTGCCAATTGCAGGGCAACAAATAATTGTTGTGTTTGCCAACCAAGACATGGGGGTGTTTGAATCCTTTGAAAACATGTCCCATATATTTGAGGCGTGTGGGGTTATACAATGGGTGTACGAGAAAGATCTACAAAAACATTACTGTGCAACCATGTTTCAAATCGGAGATAAGGTAGAACATGTATGCAAAGAAAGTTCCAGCGGATATCCTCACGACAAGCAATACCATATTACCGGTTTCTGCAGAATGAAAGATCCGACAACGAGAGAGTGGGTGGACGGTGTGTGTTATAGCGCCGGAGAAGAGGTGTTTGTGAGAGAGAAGAGTGATTTTCAAACCCATTTTCAATTAGTAAAAAATATCAATCATGATTAAGTCTGTAAAAATAAACGATAATTCCAGACTTCCCGTAAGCTATGCGTGTGAGCTTGATAGCTTTAAGAATGGTGTGGAATACAATTTTAACCCTGGGGTAAACATCATAATTGGCAGAAATGGATGTGGAAAATCCACTTTAATCAAGCTTATTTCTCAGTTCATGCTCTGCGAAAGTACATCTGTATCTCAGATACCTGATCAACCATTAGATTGGCCTGATTTGTTTAAGAGCGATTTTGGCGAAAACTCTACAACCCTGAATGATGGTGCCGATATAGTGTCTGATTATTTGGGGGTTGTGTATAATTATATAACTCACAAGGATGTGGATGAAAGAGCGGTAATGAGCAGCGTGGAAAATGTCTCCTTGTATTTGCATAATACCCAGTCATCTACTGGTGAAACTATGATTAGTACATTAGAAACTCTGTTTGATATAGCATTTTCTAATAAAGACATATATTTCCCTTTAAAAAAGTTGTTTGAAATGTCTAAAACTTCAAATGATTTATGGAGTAAACGTATGCACGCATTATTGCAATACTACAAACGCAATATGGTTTTAATACCCCAGGAAGAGTTTGAATTCACGTTTCTATTAGACGAGCCGGACCGAAATTTGGATATTTCTAACATTGAACAGCTGTATGAAGTATTGTCATACTCAAAACCCTACACCCAGTTGATTTGTGTATTACATAACCCTATATTGATTTACAAACTTAGCAAATTGGAACATGTAAATTTTATAGAGATGACCGATGGCTATTTGGATGAGATTAAAAAGGTGTTTTCATTTATTTAATAGTAGAAAGTATTTTTAATGAACAGTACGTTATGACGAGAAAAGAATATAATGACAAACTTGATCTTATTAAACAGAAGTATGATAATGAGATCAATAAATTACGTAGAGACTATGCATTATCAAATAATCCTTATAGAATAGGAGATATTATAGAAGATGCTGCAGAACGCATAAAAATAGAAGAGATTGGTGTAATCATGTATGGGTCTACACCTATTTGCCTGTATTACGGTTCAGAGTTACGAAAATCAGATAACTCTCCTAAAACTAATGGAAGCAAGCGCAGTATATGGCAAGTGTATGTCAAAAGAAAAATTGAAATTTTATGACACAAAAAGAGTTAGATCAAGCTGCAAACAAATATGATGAAAGCTTAACGTATTCACCTATATCTGAGCAATGTGATGTAAAAAAAGCATTTGTTGCTGGATGTGCGTTTACCTCATTGCCTGTTTGGTTGCAAATAATTGGGTGCGTTGCAGGTGCAATTTATTTAGCATATACATTTTCAAAAGAATAAATAATATGAAGTATTCAGAAACTGGACAATTTACCAAAGAACAGATCAAGCTCGCCAAGAATATAGCGAGGAACATTCAAAAACTTAGAGATACAGGGTGTATTTTGTTTGCAAAACAAACCACTTTATATGCGTATCTTTCAGAAGATTTTAAGCATGCGGAGCCATTATGTGGACTGGGTGATGGGTATGATATACCCAACCTAGATTGTGGTAGCATTGATGATGCTGGTGCAGACGACACCGAATATTTTGAGATCGGGTATATAACAGAGGAATAAAAAAGAAGGAGGTTTGATTATGGAAACAATTGCATTGTATATAGGGTACGCCATAATAGCAGTAAATATTGTCATTGCTATAGGGATACTATTGCTGGTTTTGTGGGGAACTATTATGGGTTTGAGTAGAATTATAAAATACAAGCAAACCACTCGCTTCCTTACAAAACATGAACAAAAGGAAATGTACAAAGCATGTACAACCGCAGTGCATTTTCTTATATCCAAGGGAGTGTGTCGAGACAACACTTTACAAGAAGCAATTGATATGATAGAGAATTACAAAATACGTTGTAAAATTAAAGATGAGTAAGTAATGAATAAACTGAAAGCCATAATTTCAATATTGTTTGCTGATAAATGGGCTGTGTTTACTTATAGAGAAGCGCCGGAAGATCCAGTATGGGCAACCTTTCCTGTTTTCAAATGGAATATATCAGAAAAATGTGATTACTTTTTCAAATTAATCAAAGAGCGTATATGGAGCATTGAAAATTACAACAGTGATTTAACTCACGAGCGTAAAATATATAAAGACTAAAAAGTCTGTATCTATATAACTTTTACTTATAAATAAAATTTGATAATATGATATTTTGTATAACCAATAGATGCACTATGGGGTGTCCGCACTGCATGAGTGATTGTAAGAAACTGGGAGAAGATTTTGACTTGGATAATTTGAATGAGTTTGCAAATTTTTTCAAGGTAATGGGTTTCAGGGTGTTGAACATAAGCGGAGGAGAGCCTACGGAACATCCAGATCTGGAAGAGATAATCAACCAACTTGCAAATAAATGTCATCCGACGGTAATTACGTTAATCTCTAACGGGGATTTTTTGATGTGTAAAGAAAAGACTGAAGCAGTTTTGAGATTAATGAAATCACATCCAAACTTGACCATTCAAATAACTTCGATTCAAAAGTGGTATAGGAATTATGACTATATCAGCAAAAATCAGGACGATATTGAGACAATGCTTGGTCCGGGTAGAGTGTTCTTCGAAACTGAGAAAATCAGGCAAATGCGTCCTCTGGGTAGAGCATTAAGTAGCCCTGAAGCGATGGAAGCTGTTGCTGAAACACACCAAGGATTTACAGCTTGTGCAAACGCTTATCTCATGGCTCAGCAGACAGTAAAACTGAAGGATTTTGCATCTAACTGTCTTCATGCACATAAATTCTGTATGCCACTTGTTGGTCCGGACTTGAATGTGTATATGAGTGAATCCATGCTGTGCCCCAGCGTAGGAAATCTATTGGAGCATTCTCCGGTAGAAATTTTTAAGCGAATGAAGGCTTTTGTTCCGTGCGGAAAATGTTTGCAGGCATACAATAATTATTGGACTAAAAATAAATAATATGGATCAGTATTATAAAATCAAGAAAAGCTCTACGACAGGGCAAAAAATAACAGAAGTATTAAAAAGAGTCTTTGAGTATGACAAGTTAAAGAGGCAGTTTGCTCTAAAATACTCTATTAAGTCAACGTACGTATCAACATTTTATATTGCTGAGGTTGGGTGCGTAAAGTTTGAAAAGCTCCCAGATGATTTAAAGGATAATTGGAAGAAGGGTGATGTAAAACAAACTTACACATTAAAAGCAAAACCTAAAAATCAGGAGCTTAAACAGGAATGGGAACAGTTACTAAAACAAAGGATTAGGCGCGATGAAATTGACCGTATCCTGGGGGTAAATCAACCATTTTATTTCGCCGGACTTGATACCACACCGAGAGAGTGGTTTTTGATTGTTACTGAACATTCAGATATATATGATTTTCCGAAAGATGTAATCGAAATAACTAAGGAGGAATATTTAAATTTGTTGCACTCTGATGATGTGTGGCCGGGCAATATAGAAATGTCTATTCCTACTGACATGAAGGTTGAAGGATTAAATTAAAATATAACAATAATGGAGATATTGCATTTTATATTCCAGGACTTCAATCATTTTTTGGGAACCATTATATTGGTTGGAATTATTTTTGAGGGTATTGTGGAGATAATCAAAGCATTAAAATGAAATAGTATGTACAAATATATAAAGGACATTTATCGGCACACTGGTATCACGTTTGTTATACTGTATTGTGTTGGAGGTTTAAGTGTAAAGCCTTATATCGATAGACACGGAAACAATAAATTGTATTGTAAAATTGTTGTGTGGAATCCAACACTATGGGCCGTTTTTATTTTGGTGTTTTCTGTAAATTGGGTGTGTGAAACAATTCGACTATTTTTCTCTGGAATTCAAGAAATAGTCGAAGTAAATAAGGAAAATTTTGGGAAAGGTATATTCATTTGTAGTATAAAAAATAGCTGATTCATTAAAATCAATACAGTTTTTATACTATATTTGTAAAACACTATAAAATCAATGATATGAAAACAAAAAATGATGTGCTGGGGATGATACAATGTATGATGGGATGTCATACTCCAGCTTATGTTGCAGATCAAAATAACAACAATGCGGCTTATGTATGTTATCCAGTTGATAGTCTATTGGATGAAGATAGCGTTGACTATTTAATGTCTGAGGATTGGGAGTTGATGGATTTTTCTGTGGCTCCTGCTGACATGAATATGGATTTATGGGCACAAGAGTTCAGTCAAAATTTAATTGAAGATTTAAAACGGTCTTTAAAAAAATGGAGAATTGTGTATAGCCAGTTTTTTTAATGAAAAAGAAGGGTATATCAAACTTATCGTCTGGTAATCATCAACGTGTTTATTATTTGAAAAAGTACAATAAAGCAGCTAGAAATAGCTGCTTTTATTTATTAAATCTATAATTATGACAAGAGAAGAGGCGCTTAAAATTGCCAGAAAATATGGGCTAGAAAACGAAGTTGATTATGCGATGCAAAATGGATACAGTCCAGAAGAAGCATTGTATGAGTGGGATATAGTTGCAATGAACGATGTTTTTACGTTGGAGAATAATAATGAATCATGAAGATACATAAAATTATTACTTCGGTGATAATGGCTTTATGTGTTGCGTTTATGGTTCCCATTGTAATACTGGGAACCATTTTACAAACAATTGGGAAGCTTATAGTTGCCGTTAGTTATTTACTTTGGTTTGAGCCAAGGATATTTTGGAGAGAGGTGAAAGCGATTTTTAAAGACCTCAAATATTATTATAGATAAAGAGTTTCTAAGTGTGGTTTTGCCCACATTCAGAAACTCTTTTTTATAATAAAGTTATTCACAATTAAATAATATAATATGGTGAAATTTAATAAGTTAAGAGATGAGGCATATAAATGTGCTGTAGATCATGGATGGCATGATGAAGAATATAAAGATGCGCATTGGCAATGTTTGATTATGTCGGAGTTAATGGAAGCGGTAGAGGCAGACCGGAAAATTAAATGGACCAATCGGGAGATATTTGAATATTACATGAACCAAAAATCACGTTCCGATGATGAATTTGCTTATGCTTTCAAATACATGATCAAAGATACTGTCGAGGATGAATTGGCAGATGCTTGTATTCGTATATTTGATTTTGCAGGACTTAAAGAAGTTGATTTGGAGGACTTTGACTACGAAAACAGTTGTTCATGGGACTACTCAGAAATGACTTTTACAGAGGCTGTGTTTTTTATGTGTGAGAGTATAACCAAAATCGTAAACCCTGATATTGACTTACCAGCGGCGTTGAATGAAATTTTAGCCTTTTGTAAATGTCGAGAAATTGATATTTATTGGCATATCGAACAAAAAATGAAATATAACGCTCTTCGACCATATAAACATGGAGGAAAACAATATTAATTAACTTTTTATTCACAACTTACATATCTAATATTATTCTATTGTTATATATAAATTTTAAAACAATATAAGTATGAGTTGGATTTGTGGATTATTGGGGATTGCTTTTGTCATCCTCAAATTGTGTGAAGTAATTGACTGGAGTTGGTGGTGGGTCACTTGCCCGTTTTGGGGTGGATTTGTACTGTACATCGTGATTTTAACCATCCTTACTCTTATCGCGTTATTATTTAGAAGATGAACCAGACGGCCACTTGATATCAGGTGGCCGTTTTTTAATTAATTACAATATGAAAGCAGTGTTATGCATATCAAATAAAATCATTAACGTAGCGCCTACAGTGATGAATGCGTATGTTGATGATGAAGGAGTAAGATATAGACAAGGAGAATTGGATTTCCAGTCGTTATCCTTATTTACAGATGAAGAATTAAGAGCAGAATTAGCGCGTAGAGAAGAGCAAAAAGACAGGGAAGCTGGGATGGTGCGGAGATGTAAAAACTGTTTGTATTGCACCTTTAAACCTGATAGGAGATATGGATATATATGTCTTACTAGGACTTATGGGCCAAATCACACGAATTATACTATAAATGCATCTGATAGAGCATGTGAATTATTTGAGCCTTGTGTATGATATTACAATATAAGTTTGTACTTTTGAGCGTAAAATAGTGCTATATGAATTTACAATTGATTAACTGGATGGGGAAGGCATACCCAGCTAGAATAGTAAAAGTGCCTGATTTTGATGATTATTATAAAGAGTTGTTGATCGTTACTATAGACTTTCAGCGTGCCTTGAATGATATGAACGCCCCAGCTTTAGACGCTATCATGTGGAAGACTAGAATACATTGTGCCGTGGAATCAGACTCTATATTTCTTTCAGATGACGAGTTGTTAAAACTAATTAAAATATAACAAAAATGAATAGAACAGAGTTTTGCAATATGCTGAAAGCATATAGAGAAAGCAAGGAAATGTCTATATATAGACTTGCACAATTAACATCATCTTCTGCCATAGATATTACACGTTTGGAGAAGGGTCAATTGAATTTTGCATTAGATTCTGCATTAACATACTTGATCAAATGCGGGTGTATTTTATGGTTGACTTCTTCAACTGACCAACACAGAATCAGTTCTATCGAAGAGTTTGTTAATTTTATGCTTTGTGTGCAACGTAAAAAGCAAAAGACATGGTATGCCATGAACAAAGAGATAGGGTTTACGATAGGCACATTAAAAAGAATAGTGAATGGTGATAGAACCCCTTCTATAGACAAATCTCTTGCTTTTATTGATTATGCAGGCTATACAATCCAATTTAGAGATCTGTCTTCCGATGAAAATGAGTTGGCCACAGAAAAAATAAAAGAGGAAGAATCTGAAACAGAAATACCATTATTTATTTTCGGCCATACTTCGATGTATGGAGGAAAACAGAGATATGTAACTTGCACCGATCAACACCTTGGATTTATAGGAGTCGTAACATTTTATGATCACATGCCCACTAGAAGCATTGGTGGGGTAATCATCAAACATAAAAACCTATATGCCAAATTTCAATTGGCTAGAAAATTTGTTCCGGAAGCAAGTGTCAAAGAGATCAAGAAACTGATGCGACAGTGCATAGAGGAACATCCAGTATTTTTTCAACCATCTCAAATCTGAAATCATGGAATTTAAAACTTGGTATGCGGTATATTATATACTAAAGAAAGGTCTGAAGGCAGGGGTGATTACGCAATGGGAGAAGGCTGGAGAAATCCCAGATGACATTATTAATTCTCCAGACGTTTTGCCGAGAGGAGGATATATACCTTTAGGTATGACGGGCTATATATGTCCTTTGATGGCCAGGGAAGGAGACAAAGCCCTTATTTACAACAATGATGGAAAGTATTATTTCGTGGATGCTTTAACTGAAAGATTGTTGGCATTTTATTCTTACGTACACAAGAACACCCTGAAAATAGCTGAAGTGTTGCTTTGGAAAAGGGTTGGGGTAAAATCCCAAAAAGAAATACGTGAGATACGCAACAATTTTATTAAGACGCATGAGAAAATGCGTAAAACACTATCCAGATCAGACATTCCAATTTATGCAGATCAGGACCACGAACTCAACCTAGGAGTGTTTGCTTATGAGGTACGAGACTATTCTACTAAATATGGTATGAAAACAGTGAGGTTTCAATACACAATGTCTGAAAAAGAAGAAAAACGACTGATTAAGATGATTGTGAAGTCAAAATTTATATTATGGGAGATGTGTGATAAATTAGGAATATCTGAATGTCAGGCGAAGATATTTTTACACTCACATGGAATCAATCACATGGATAAGAAAGTGTTTTCGCAGTCTATATGGAAGAAGCTTTGGGTGTTTTTATTGGGGGCATTATTATTTATTATGTTACTATTAGTATTGGGGTTGTGGTACAATTCAATAACATCCTCCAGTATTCTAGGCGTAATTCTTAGTGGAATGCTTTTGGGGGTCATATCACTACCAATTGAAACTTACGTTAAGCGTTTTATGGTATTGGGGTACACCCCACGTAGAAAACATATTGTCAACAACATTTTTCTGGATATGCCTAGTCGACATAAATTAATGGAATAATGCATGCCGAGATTGCTAAACTATTGCAGTCTCGGCTTTAATTTTGTAAATTAAAATATGATAAAGCAATTAAGAAGGAAGGATATATTGAAATTAGCACTAGCTTTAGATTTACCTTTGATAAATATTCAAAAGCTAGTTGTGAATAGAATTATTGATCTAAAAGGGGCTGTAGAACTTTTGATTTTGCATGACTGGAAGCAAATGAAGTGGGACGGTAAATTATCTAGCAAAGATATTATACTTACAATTTGCAAAGAATATGATTGTTCTCACAGCAAAGTTACTTCAGTAATATATGCAAAGTCTTACTTCAACACTATCACAAATTGTGTTAGATGTGGAATGGAAATTAAATATTCAGAATATAAAAAAAATGGGGGGTTATGCTCGGAATGCTTGCTTGAATCAAAATAGGCAAGCATCATTATTGTTATTTAACACTAGTTAAAACTGTGTTATATACAATTTTAATAATAGGCTGTACATGTTGATAGTCAATATTGTACAGCCTATTTTATTTCTATTGTGTTATAAAATAATTCTGATAATCAATTAGTTATAAATAAAAACATAGTTAAAAATACTTTGTGTTTGTATGCCAATATTGTATTTTTGCATCAAACATTAACGCTGAAGATTAAAATGGATACAGTAAAAACCACAAAAGAGAAAACAAAGAAGGGGCTTAAAGCAAGATTGAAGTTTGTGAAGTCAGAAAAAAAAGGAGCGTACATCTCCTTTGTGTATATCGATAAAGACCATAAGGTAAGAGGTGTGAAAGAAAATGATCCAGTCGCTAAAAAGATCTGTATATTGGATGGAGCATTGAACACCAAAGTAATACCTGGGGCATTATACAAATGCGATATTATCCCTATGGCCAATAATAAGGGATATATAGCAATCAATATTGAATTGATTCAATTTGATGCCAATATTGTGGTTGATTATAAACCGAAGGTGGCTTACAAGCTGACAATTACTTTTGGAAATAAAGTGATTGAATTCAATCCGTTTGATGGTAAACCTCAAATCCGCAACTAAGCTCTTCAGCGTCCTTCTTGCGTCTAAACGTC